GGTAAAACAGGTTCTACTGGACCAACTGGAGAAGGTAAAACTGGTTCAACTGGTTCAACTGGACCTACTGGTTTTACTGGATCAACTGGTTCTACTGGTTCTACTGGTTCTACTGGTTCCACAGGAGCAACAGGATCAACTGGTTCAACTGGTTCAACTGGTTCTACTGGTCCTATTGGAACAGGACCAACAGGAGCAACTGGTCCGACTGGACCTACAGGACCTACTGGTTCTACTGGTTCTACTGGTTCTACTGGACCTATAGGTTCTACTGGTTCTACTGGACCTACTGGACCTACTGGACTTAGAGGAGTAATAGGAAATACTGGTTCTACTGGAGATACTGGTTCTACTGGTTCTACTGGTTCTACTGGTTCTACTGGTTCTACTGGTTCTACTGGTTCTACTGGTTCTACAGGACCGACTGGTTCTACAGGACCGACTGGTTCTACAGGACCTACTGGTTCTACTGGTTCAACTGGTTCAACAGGAACTACTGGACCAACTGGACCAACTGGACCAACTGGACCAACTGGTTATACTGGTTCAACAGGTTCTACTGGTTCTACTGGTTCTACTGGTTCTACTGGTTCTACTGGTTCTACTGGAATAACTGGTTCTACTGGTTCTACTGGTTCTACTGGACCTACTGGTTCTACTGGTTCTACTGGTTCTACTGGTTCTACTGGTTCAACAGGACCTACTGGTTCTACTGGACATACTGGTTCTACTGGACCTACAGGACCAATTGGAACAGGACCTACTGGTTCTATTGGTTCTACTGGTTCTACTGGTTCTACTGGTTCTACTGGTTCTACTGGTTCTACTGGTTCTACTGGTTCTACTGGACCTACAGGACCAATTGGAACAGGACATACTGGTTCTACTGGTTCAACTGGACCTACTGGTTCAACTGGACCTACTGGTAGGACTGGATCTACTGGTTCAACTGGACCTACTGGACCTACTGGTTCTACTGGACCTACTGGTTCTACTGGACCTACTGGTTCTACTGGACCTACCGGTTCAACTGGACCTACTGGTTGGACTGGATCTACTGGTTCTACTGGACCTACAGGACCAATTGGAACAGGACCTACTGGTTCTACTGGTTCTACTGGTTCTACTGGTTCTACTGGTTCTACTGGTTCTACTGGTTCTACTGGACCTACTGGTTCTACTGGACCTACTGGTTCAACTGGACCTACTGGACCTACCGGTTCAACTGGACCTACTGGACCTACTGGACCTACTGGTAGGACTGGATCTACTGGTTCAACTGGACCTACTGGACCTACTGGTTCTACTGGTTCAACTGGTATGACTGGTTCAACTGGTTCAATTGGTTCAACTGGTTCAACTGGTTCAACTGGACCTACTGGACCTACTGGTTCAACTGGTTCAACTGGACCTACTGGACCTACTGGTTCTACTGGACCTACTGGTTCTACTGGTTCAACTGGTATGACTGGTTCAACTGGTTCAATTGGTTCAACTGGACCTACCGGTTCAACTGGACCTACTGGACCTACTGGTTCAACTGGTTCAACTGGACCTACTGGTTCAACTGGTTCAACAGGACCAATTGGAACAGGACCTACTGGAAGAACAGGACCTACTGGACCTACAGGACCTACTGGTTCAACAGGACCTACTGGTTCAACTGGACCAATTGGTTCAACTGGTTCAACAGGACCAACTGGACCAAATGGGGAAACCAAGTGGATTACTAAATCAAATAATATTGATATATATTATACTGGTAATGTAGGTATTGGTAGTAGTAATACAAATTTTGATTTAGATGTATCAGGGACAGTAAATGTGACAAATAATTCAGGAATAATTGCAATAAATTCAATAAATAAACAAAGTATTATTATTTCAAATGACCCCCTATTAATATATAACGGATTATTTAATACATCTATTGGATATGCTGCCTTAAAAGATTGTACAAATTCTACAAATAATAATAATACGGCTATTGGATATGGTTCAATAGCCACTGCTTCTATAAATGCTTCAGATAATACTGCAGTTGGATATTATACATTAGTGTCAATTAATGGGTCTAGAAATACAGCAGTTGGTAGTTACGCATTTTCGCCCCTAATTAATAATCTTACACAATCCACAGCAATAGGCTATAAAGCTACCCCAACTCGTAGTAATCAGGTGGTATTGGGAACATCAGCAGAACAAGTATATATACCAGGTTCAGAATCTTCAACCAGTTTTAATACAGGTGCATTGGTCGTTGCAGGAGGTGTTGGAATTGGTGGAAACCTAAATATTTATGGAAATGTTGGAAACCTAAATATTTATGGAAATGTTGGTATAAATAAATCAAATCCATTATATCCATTGGATATATCTGGAATAGTAAATGTGCAAAATACTTCAGGAATACTTGCAATAAATAGTTATTCTCAAGGATCATATACAAATAATATTATTATTTCAAATGACCCCCTATTAAAATATACCGGAGGACAAAATACGTGTATTGGATATCAATCCTTAAAACTATCTATAAATAGTAATAATAATACTGCAGTTGGATATAATTCATTATCAAATAGTATTGAAGCTACATATAATACTGCAGTTGGTAGTTTTGCATTAAGAACTTCATCTAATTCATATAATACTGCAGTTGGTCATAACGCATTACTGGTATCAAGTGGTATTCAAAATACAGCACTTGGTCATAACGCATTTACAGAAAGTTCAACTGGTACATTATATGCACAATCCACAGCAATCGGTTATGATGCTAACCCAACTCGTAGTAATCAGGTGGTTTTAGGAACACCAGCAGAACAAGTATATATACCAGGTTCAGAATCTTCAACAAGTTTTAATACAGGTGCATTGGTCGTTGCAGGAGGTGTTGGAATTGGTGGAAACGTAAATATTAATGGGCGTATAAACTCTACTACAAATATAGTGGGTTCAGTATCATTATTATTAACTAATAATTTACTATCTACGGCAAATTTAAGATTTTTCTTAAATATTAATGATGTTAGTGGTCCAAATGGTTTATCAAATGGCGGAGATACAGGAATTATATTTGGTAGAAAAGATGCCACGACTCCCCCTTATAATGGAAATTTAGTAATTGGTCCTTTTATATCAAGAGCACTTGGTATTAAAATGACACAATATGGAAATGTTGGTATAAATACACCAAATCCATTATATACATTAGATGTATCGGGAACAGCACGTATAAATTCGAATTTAATTGTTGATAAATCAATTGGTGTAAATACATCAAATCCGTTATATCCATTGGATGTATCGGGAACAGCACGTATAAATTTAATATCAATGAATAGTTTTTCATTTAATTCTGGTTCTAATTTGAATTCAAATACTAAAATACAAACAGGAACTTATATTTCTGGTGCTGTTATTGCAGGAACCGCATTTACTAGTGTAGATATATCATTTAATTCTTCATTCACAACAATACCTACTATTACTGTTTCTGGAAATACGACTGCATTAAATAATGGTCATCGATGTATTCATACAGTTGGCACATTTACAAATTCGGGTTTTTCATGTTATATTTATAATACAGGTTCTGTTGCAACAACAACCGCAATAGGTGGAACATACATTGCGATTGGTGGTTCATTATAAAAAATAGAAAAAACATGAAGAAACAATTTATAATTTAACATAAAAAATGATATTTTCATGATCCATTTCATCCGATATTATATCAATCAAATAAAAACGGTATAAAAATATAATATGTATAATACAAATTATATGAATGGATTTTATAAATTGGTTTTCAAATAATAAAATAAAAAATATCGGTTTTGAAGATATGAAAAATGCAATTAAAGATGAACATTATATTATTAATACACTCCCAACTTTTGAACAAGATTGTTTAATATATGGAACAATTGCATACAATAAAGAAGAACATATTATTAATCGTTTAATCGAAACGAATGACAAAGACCGAATTATTATTATATATGGAAAACATTCCACAGACGATTCTCCCCAAAAAAAATATAATCAATTAATTAACTATGGATTTAAACGAGTTTATATATACACAGGTGGGTTATTCGAATGGTTATTATTACAAGATATATATACTTTTGGTGAATTTCCTACAACGATTATTTGTAAAGATATCTTGAAATATAGAGTTACATCATTATTACAATTTAGAATTACATAATTACATAAATACATAAATACATAAAAATATTTGTATAATAATATATTTATTATACAAATATGGATACAAATATTCAAATTGCTATCGGTATCGGAATCATACTAATAGTTATGATTATTTATTTCTATTATAAAAATCCTACCAAAGAAATAAAATATTTAGATGGTATTGATTGTATTTATTGGATAAATTTAGATAGGTCACTTGATAGAAAACGAAAAATGGAACGAATGTTCTCAAATACGATTTTTTTAGGAAAACCTATTCATCGAATTCAAGCATTCGATGGTAAAACATGCACATTACATGATAAAATAAAAATGAAACATAAACGAAATTCGAATCTCGAATATGCATGTTTGCTTTCACATTTGAAAGCGATCAAAACATTCTCAGAAACGGATTATAAAAATGCCATTATTTTTGAAGACGATGTGACATTAGAATTTAAACTGTTTTGGAAAAAATCATTGCAGGATATTATTGATAATGCACCGCCTGATTGGGAAATTATTCAATTGTGTTATAATACAAATACGAATTTGACGCATGAATATACACTAAATAACTATAAAAATAATCATTATGGAAATATCGCTTGTATGGCGGCATATATTATCAATAATCAGTCTGCGAAGAAATTCATTAACGAAACATATATTTCATCAACCAATAAATATAAACTGCAAGATTATCATACTCATGAAGCCGACCATTATTTGTATAAATGTTTGAGAACATATACGTATAAATATCCTTATTTTATTTATCCGACAGATAACGATAGCACATTACATCCGCAAGATTTAGATTCTCATGTTCGTTCGAAAGTTAAATTGGAACAAATGTACAGACGACTGAATGATATGTCGACTGAATGATATGTCTTATGAAAAGGTCCTCATAAAATCGATACAAATAATATATTTATAGAAGTCATAAATATATTATTATTATTATTATGGTTCGAATTTATTCTATTGAAGGAAATATTGGTGCTGGAAAAACGACATTATTATCACATATTGAGAACATGATAATAAATCAAAATTCAAATCAAATCATTTTTATGAGAGAACCACTGGATATATGGACAAGTATTGTCGATGCAAATGGTGTGAATCTTTTAGAGAATTTTTATAAAGACACAAAAAAATATGCATTTCCATTTCAAATCTTCGCTTTTTCTACACGATTAACACTCTTTAAAAATACATTAAAAAACAATCCAGAATGCGAAATCCTTATTTGCGAACGATCATTGTATGCCGATGGAAACATTTTCGCTAAAATGTTATATGATGACAGGATGATGGACGAAACACAATACCAAATATATACAAAGATGTATGATGATGCGATTCATGATTATCCGTTATCTGGTGTCATTTATTTGACGATTCCGCCATCCGTCTGTGCAAACAGAATTGTTTATAGAAATCGAGCGGGGGAAGAGAACATTGAAATGAAAACATTAGAAAAATTACATACATATCATGAAAAATGGCTGAATCAACCCTATTTGGATTTTTATGTTTTACAAATGGATAAAGTTATGGTGGATGATTTTATTGCGAATGGGAATATATATGATTTGATTATTTAGATTCCTGTAAAAGTTTTATTTATTAATTTTTGTAGATTTTGTTTCGAATATTCTTCTGTATTCAATTCTTCTGTATTTAATTCTCCTGTTTCAATCAAATATTTTATATGCTGTATGTTATCTTTCGTATTATTAGTATCAATCGTATGATATAACATATTTTTTTGTTCATTTGAGCTATTTTTTTTTATTATAATAATACCATCAATGTTGTCATTAGTATATGTGTATAACCAACATATTACGTTTTGTGACATTTGTATATTATTATATATTAATTTTTTTCAGGAAAAATATCTATTATATTTTCTTGGCCATAAAAAAATCAAATAATAAAGGTATTTCAACAATATCAACAATTATTAATTCTGGGTCTCTATCAAAATTAGATATCCAAAAATGATATTTCTCATTACGTATTGTAAATCCTATACAGAATTCCACGCTCATATTATTAAAAAAGAAAAATTCGGAATATTTCAATGGCATCAATGTTTTTTTTTCCAATAATACCAACATATGAAAATAATTGCGTGGTTCTCCTTCATAACTAAAATGAACCACACATATTAATCCTTCTTCGCATTCAACCAAAGGGGTTGAACCTCTTACATTGTTAAACAAAGGTGTATTGTGTTTCCATGTTTTGACAATTTTCAATTGGTTCTCTATTTTTTTATCGTTTTCTTTTTTTTCAGAATTATCAGTATTAGTTTCATTAGAAGAATGAGAACATAGTACTCCAATTTCAAGTGGATTCCATTTATAAATAAAATATTCATTATCATCAGGTGTTTCATTACATGTTTCACCGTAAAAATTCGCTAAAGGTATCCAATTTTTTTCACACCAACTATTCGCATCTGGTGGTATTAGAACCTCTGCATCTACCAAAATATTTTGTGATTCAATATCATATCGACCCTTCACCATTCGGTTTTTTCCTAAACCCGAATAATTAATACTTGTCGCAATAAAATGAATATCGCCCCCTTTTTCATAAAGCCGAATATCTTCTAAACCATAAATATCACCACCGAAGCATTTAAGACCTGACTTCGACTCCTGAACTTCTTTAAATACTCTAGGTAACAATGACTCGCTATCTAAAGGCGAATAAAAGTTGCGTGTCCGAATATACCCATCTGGGTCTTTCAACCAATATGTCCCATTAGGATACAACCAATAATTCACAAATCGAGTATTAATAATATCCTGACCTTTATAATTCAAATAGGCAGTAGAACTCGGGATATAATCACCATAATCCGGATATTCATATTTGATATGTTGGCAACTAGGCAAATCCGATATTCGCATCGATATATTTTTCACACTTATTTCTAAAATACGTTCATTATGGTCTCCCGGATACCATATCACAGAAAGTCCATGATGTAATTCCAAATATGCCCAAAAATTGACTTCCCAAATAAGTTGCTTTTTTGACAATAAAAAATCGGCAAAATAATCGAGGTAACATTTATGAAATTCTAATACACGGTCAGCACTTCCGATAAAAAAATCCCCGCAAAAACGCCAACAAATATCATTCATTAAAAATTCTTCGTTAACATCATTTTTCCCCCAACATCCAGGTAGAGTCAAAAAATAAGGATGCATTGTTCTTTGAGACATTGACTTTAAAAACTCGAAAGCATATTGTTCTCGTTCTACCCCTTGAAATATATGATAAATATTGAAATCAATCCAAGCAAAATGTGTAGATGACCAAACATTCTTTTCGATGGCCATCTTCAAATATTCGGTTTTTGTATTCATTAAAATAATATATTCACGAGTATCCTTTTCGATATTTATTGTATTTGGTAAAGTGAGTGGTTCTCCTAATTTGGCTTCAACTTCATGACATAATTTGTATGTCCATGAATCCTGTAAATTCATATATTCAATAATTTTTATATTTGGAAATTCTCGAATAACTTCATTCATATATTTCGAACAATCTGGAGAACAAAAGACAGCCAATTGTATTCCTGTTTCCGCTATTTTCTTGAAATTTCGAAAACGCAATTCGATATCTTTGTTTTGGAATGGCGTTTGATAAATATTCATAAAGGCAGTCACAAATGTAATATTTGATTTATTCATATTATATATATATTTGTAATTTTACTATTTATATTTTTTTTATTTTATTATAAAATCGAAGTATTTTATTTGTATTTTAATATGAATAAAATATAAATATATAAAATGAACATATTAGTAGTAGATGTTGAAACCACCGGATTAATATCAAATAAAACCCCGACTTATATCACACAATTAAGTTTTGCGGTTTACGATACGGCACTAAAAGAACTAATAAAAACATACAATGCATTTATCAAAATTCCACCAAATATTATTATTAGTGACAAAATAACCGAAATTACTGGAATAACACGTGATAAATTAGATACTCACGGTATTGATATCACAGAAGCATTAGAAGAATTCTATAATGCATATTGCAGGTCAGACATAATCGTTGCTCATAATCTATCATTCGATAGTAAAATGATTGAAATAGAAGCAACCCGAAACCAACACATATTTAAAAATTCCGAGTTGGCTTTTTATATTATGCGAATGTTTACTATACATAGTAAATTAGCAACTCTTCAATTGAAATGCACAATGAGAAAGAATATTGATTTATGTAATATTCAAAGAATCAATTGTCGTGGTAATACATATAAAAAATTTCCTACCCTATCTGAATTATATGAAACATTGTTTGATGTAATTCCAGAAAATCTACATAATTCTATGATAGATGTTTTGGTTTGTTTGCGATGTTATTTAAAAATCGACCACGATATCGATATTTCTGATTCCCAATTTGGAACATATATAATCAATTCGCTGAATATATCAATAACTCACTAAGTAAGTATATATGAATATATATATCAATAAATCTTCAAAATATAATTTTGTTAATCATCTGCATCATCATTCTCGTCATCGTCATGAGATGATATCTTTTTTTTTGATTTTACACCTTCTTTCAAATTTTTATCAAAAGGAATAAAAAACCGATTATCGATTTTTTCTCGAAGCAAACTGAGATTTGCATAAATATCGAGAATAATAAAAAACCACAATACATTTCTAAACCAATTTGATAAAATCGGTTTTTTTATTCCAATATAAATAAGAATTAATCCAAAATAAGAAAGATTTATTCCAAATCCATAAATCATAAGATGTGCAATAAAAAAGATAATTCCTAAATATAAAAACCATGTATATGATGACTGAAGATTCGGTAAATAATTATTTATTGACATATATATAATTATTTTATTTTTTATTGGATTTTTTATATTTTTTACACATTTTTACATTTCAAACGCCGATTTTTAATTATTATACCAATGAAGACTTAAAATGTCCCATTTTAATTCTTCAAGGGTTTAAATAATATACATTTATGTCCGGGATATTATTTAGGAAAAACTATTTTAGTTATTTTTAGTTAAATAATATAAAAATAAAATCTTTATATACTATATAACTAAAATGGATAAATATAGTTGCGAAAAATGTGCTAAATCCTTTTCTCAAAAATCACACTACGATAAACACTTAAGTCGTAAAAATCCTTGTGAAATACAAACTGATAAGATAAAAGCATTAATAGACAAGGCAGTTGAAGAAAAAATTATTGAATTAAACAAAAAATTGATTTCAAATAATACAGAAAACAATATTACAATTAACATGACAGAACAAATTGATATATCAAAAATGAGTAAATTAGAGTTATTGGAAAAGTGTAAAGAATTGGGTATTACAAAGTGCTGTTCAAAAAATAAATCACAATTAATAGAACGAATTAACGGCAAAAACAAAGTTGTTGAAGAACCTAAAATAATTTTATCAAATGAAGAAATACCACCACAAAATAGTCAAATTATTGAGGTTGATACAAAAACATTAAATGTAATTGACCTATTTTGTGGTTGCGGTGGTATGTCAAAAGGTTTAACTGATGCTGGATTAAATGTAATTGCAGGAATAGATATTTGGGACAAAGCGGTTGAAAGTTATAATAAAAATTATCATCACAAAGCATATTGTGCAGACTTAACGCAGTTGCCTCCTGAAAAGTTTAATGAGTTATACAATAAAGAAAATAAAAATGTAGATATTTTGGTTGGAGGTCCGCCATGTCAAAGTTTTAGTATTGCTGGAAAAAGAGATAAAAATGATCCAAGAAATGCTCTATTTATGGAATATGTGAAATATCTTGATTATTTTAAACCCAAAGCATTTATTATGGAAAATGTAATAGGGATGCTTTCAAAAAAAACAGCAAATTGTGAAAATGTTATTGACATCATAATGGAACAATTGAATAGAAATTATAATTGTATAATTAATAAATTATACGCAAGTGATTATGAAGTTCCACAAAATAGAAGACGCACTATAATTATAGGGATTAGAAAAGACCTAAATATTTTACCAAAAGAACCAGAACCAATTATAAAATCAGTCCAAGATAGAATACCAGTTAAAAGCATATTAATTCCAAAAGAAGAGGTTGATAAAAAATACTATTTGAGTGAAAAAGCATTAGCAGGAATAAAAAATAAAAAAAATGTAAATAAAGAAAAAGGCTTTGGGTTTGGGGCGCAAATATTAGACTTTAACAAACCATCATATACAATTCCTGCGAGATATTGGAAAGATGGTTATGATGCGTTGGTTAAATATAACGAAAAAGAAATTAGAAGATTGACAATTACAGAACTAAAAAGAATACAAAGTTTCCCTGATAATTATATTATAAATGGTTCAAATAAAGATATTATCATGCAAATAGGTAATGCGGTTGCTTGTAAGTTTGCCTATTATCTTGGTAAATATATAATTAATACTCTTCAGTAATTAATTCGTTCCAAAAACATGATCCTCTAAATTGAGAATAATTACGACTGTTTCCATCATACATTCCACTATCAAATATAATTTTTTTATTTTTGATACATTCAATAAAATACTCAAAGTTAAATGCTTTACCAAAATAAATCTTTTCGTATGTATTGTCTATTTTTTTACATATAAAGAACCCATTTTTATCAAATTTGTTGTCAATATGTGGTTTCATTTTTGATGATTTCCATAAAGCAATTACAATATTATCGTTTTGTAAGAATAATGGAAAATCTATTTTTACACTTCTTGTATCATTTGAAAATGAATAATAAATGATTATATCATTACTTTCATTTATTGTTAATATCTGTCCGTTAGAGTTCCAATTATTGTATGTTGGAACACAACTTCCAGACCACGAATATCTGTTTTCCTTACTTGGATTTGGATTTCCAAATGTCTTAATAAAATCGCTACGGCTTAATTTTATTTCATCAGTCCAATTGTTGACAGTATTAATGCTGTTTCTTTTATTTTTTCCTGAAAACGCATATTCACTTGCACTAAAATCACCTAATGTGGTTTTACTTGAAGATTTTTTCATTTCATAACCATTAATGTCAGGTTCATTTTTTGCGTTATGCTTTATACCCATTTTTCTTTCTAACCAATGTCCATCTTTTCCACAATGGTTTATATTTTGTCCTTCTAAACATATTTCAACACCTTTAACATAGGTATTAAATAATGTTATTATATGTTGTTTATCAATATTAATTTTACTCGCAGTTTGTAAAAGATAACTCATCTTATATGTAATAATATAATACTTATTTATTTAAGTATTTCATTTCAATTTTTTATTTAATTAATTTTATAGAAAAATAATTAAATAATATATATGCCTACCCATCCAAAAGGTAATAGGTGAAATACCGAAAGAAAAATATGAAAATATATTTAAGGGTCCTTATGAACGACCAGAAAAATATGTTCCAAAGAATAAAACAAGAAAAATAAAAAAGAATTATAAATGATTTTTTATATGATTTATGACTATATAAAAATCGGCGTTTGAAATGTAAAAAGGTGTAAAGGGTTTTTATGAAGAACACATTTCACAAATATCATCCTCTTCTTCTTGCATATTAGCCGCCTTATCTGGCTCAATTGTGAACTGTTGTGCTTGATGTTTACCTCTTCTGCGTAAATAATAAATCCCAGTTTTTAATCCTTTTGACCATGAATAAAATGCACTAGCAGTCAATGTATTATAATTTGGATCTTCTATCCACAAATTCAAACTCTGACTTTGACAAATAAATGCTCCTCTATCCGCCGCCATATCAATAAGTCCTCTCATTGGCATTTCCCACACCGTTTTATATTTATCTTTTATTTCTTGTGGTATTTCAATAATATGTTGTATACTTCCATGATTCGCAATAATATTATTCTTTATTTTTTCATTCCATAAATTCAAATTCATCAAATCCGCCATTAAATATTTATTGGCTTGAATGAATTCACCCGCTAATGTGCGTCGACTATATATATTCGACGTTATCGGTTCAATACATTCATTAAATCCTAAAATTTGTGACGTAGAAGCTGTTGGCATGGGGGCTAATAAAAGCGAATTACGAATACCATGTTCCATTATTCGTTCTTTCAATTGAACCCAATCATATCGCAAATTACCTGGTTCAACCGACCACAAATCAAATTGTAATAGACCATTTGATGCAGGAGACCCCGCAAATGTTTCATATGCTCCTTCTTTCATTGCCAATTCACATGAAGATTCTAATGCAGCATGATACATCGTTTCGAATATATTGCGATTCATCTGTTTTGCCTCATCCGATAAAAATGGATAACCCATGATAATAAACACATCGGCTAATCCTTGAACACCAATACCGATTGGACGATGACGCATATTACTACGACGGGTTTTTTCAGTAGGATAATAATTAACATCAATTATTTTATTCAGATTTTTCGTAATGACTTTTGTCACTTTATGCAACATTTCATAATCAAAAACACCATTTTGAATGAATGTAGGTAATCCAATGGATGCCAGATTACAAACCGCAGTTTCTTGACTATCACTATATTGGACAATTTCACTACATAAATTCGAACTCTTTATTGTTCCTACATTTTGCTGATTTGATTTACGATTACATGCGTCTTTATATAATAAATAAGGCGTCCCCGTTTCCATTTGTGCATCCATTATTTTATACCATAAATCCCGTGCATTTATCGAAATTCGCCCTTTTCCTGATTCTTCATATGATTCATATAGTCTGTTGAATTCTGCACCATAAACATCTGAAAGTCCGGGACATTCATCTGGACACATAAGAGTCCATTTCCCATTTGCCTTAATACGTTCCATAAATAAATCAGGAATCCAAAGAGCATAAAATAAATCTCTGGCTTTTAATTCTTCGTCGCCATGATTTTTACGCATTTGAAGAAACATTTCAATATCTGCATGCCAAGGCTCAAGATAAATCGCAAATGAACCATTTCGTTTTCCACCCCCTTGATCTACATATTTGGCTGTATTATTAAATACACGTAACATTGGGACTATACCATTTGATGTCCCGTTTGTTCCTCGAATATGTGAACCCGTCGCCCTTATATTATGAATATGTAACCCGATTCCACCCGCTAATTTCGATATCAATGCACAATCCTTCAATGTATTATATATTCCATCAATACTGTCATTTTCCATTGCCAATAAAAAACAACTGGATAATTGGGGTCTAGGACTACCCGAATTAAATAGTGTAGGAGTCGCATGTGTGAAATATTTTTGTGACATTAAATTGTATGTTTCAATAACATGCTCTATATCAAACCCATGTATTCCAATTGATACACGCAACCACATATGTTGTGGTCGTTCGACGGTTTTGCCATTTATATTCATCATATATGCTCTGTCTAATGTTTTAAATCCAAAATAGTCAATTAAATAATCTCGTGAATAATCACATAAATTATCTAATTCAGATTTGTGTTTTCGAACAACTGAAATTAAATCAAATGAAACAAGAGGAGAATGTTTTCCATGTTTATCCAAATAATTATATAACAATTCCATGACTTCAGAAAATGATTCATATGTATTTTTTTGATGATTTGAAATGATAATTCGACCCGCTAAAGTATTATAGTCATAATGTATTGACGCCATAGATGCACATTGTTCTGCACTTAATTCATCTATTTTAGTAGTGGAAATGCCATCAAATAATTGGTCGATTACCTTCATTGCTAATGAAGTATAATTGACATTTATATTTTCTTCTTTCCCAATACGTTTGATTCTTTGAAGAATTTTATCAAAGGAAACGGTTTCTAATTCACCGTTACGTTTGGTTACATTCATTTCATCATCTAATGAATTGATATATGATGTTAATAAAGGGGATGTCATTTTATTAACATATAAAAAAATGTTTATATTCTTTTGATTTATATGAATATTCATAAATATTTTATAAATATTCTATAAAAATACAGAATATATGATGTTATCATTATTTGGTTGTGTTATACACAAATAAGATACCATGTGACATGTTATGAATTTTATGCAATAAAAATCCAAGAAATATACAATTTATCTAAATGATTTCGAGTAGTCTTCATATCTTTATTATACGCACTATAAATATCTTTCACATGATAATATCTTCCGATATATCCCAAAGTCATTAATACAAGTAATATTATTGCAAGTCTATTATTTATTTTCATAGATAATAATCTGCCAAAAAATATATAATAACACATATTTACAAAGAGAACATAGACAATCGTATGAAATAATATCGATACTGTCAATGCATAACTATTTTGATAGATAATATCATATAATGAAAATTCAGGATTTGTTGTGTCTAAATATAATTTTGTAAACATATAGTATATAATGCTATTAGATAAATATTTGACATTTCAACAAAAAATAATTATTTCCATTATTTGTGGCGGATTATGGATATATTATCGTACTTCAGATTGTTATTCTCTTATACCCAGAAAACATTTATTACCTGTGGTTTTCGTTTGTTTTTGGATATATCTCAATTATTATGACCCATTGTTTTTACCGATTGGTCTATTCATTTTGATTTTATACATGAAAATAATAAAAAGATAAAAATAAAAAACATAAAATAAAAAACATAAAATTGATTAAAAAGAGAGAACATATAAATAGTATATAACATAAAATAATTGAATATTTATACAATGGATTTAACACAAAACAAACTTACACGTGCTGAATGGGATTCGATTGAAGTTCCTGTTTCTGAATCAGAAAATGAAATATTGAAAATGATTATCGAAGGATTTACAAATCGAGATATTGTAAAAAATAAAACAATGTCATTATTCTCTTTTACAAAAATAGAAAAATCAATCGAGACTGAAAAATTCTTGTATAATAAATATTTCGAACCAATTGTACAAGAAATGATAAAAAAATACGGTACTGCCATCAAATTAGACATCGCAACAACGAAACCTGGAAGTGGAGGAGGAAGTGGAGGAGGAAATATCAAAAAAATGAAAAGCATCGATTTATTGCGAATTCAAAATTTAGAATCAAATATAGAAAACAATAAAAAAATAGTATATGAATTTATTGCATTAGAATTATGTAATAATTTATGTAAATATCTGTCAAAAAATAAATCAAAATACGCATTATATTTATACACATTAATACAATTATCAAAATCATCCATTTATAATATAAATAAACATGTAACCGATTTTATTTCAAAAGTGGTTTCTCTCGCAAATACCAACACCGATTTATCATATATAATAAAAGAATCATATATATTTATCGAACAAAATAAATGTCTTCTTGAATATGAAGATGTAATGTTGTTCTCTCATCAAAAACAGTTGTTTTCAATTTTCAATCAAGAGAAGGAAAATCCAAGACTCGTTTTATATATTGCTCCAACAGGAACAGGAAAAACGCTTTCGCCTATCGGGTTATCCACAAAATATCGCATTATTTTCGTATGTGTTGCCCGTCATATTGGATTAGCTTTAGCAAAATCAGCCATTTCGATGGAAAAGAAAATAGCATTTGCATTTGGTTGTGAAACGGCATCTGATATTCGACTTCATTATTTTTCAGCAGTAGATTATACAAGAGATAGAAAATCAGGTGGTATTCGAAAAGTTGATAATAGTAATGGTTCAAAAGTAGAAATAATGGTTTGTGATGTAAAATCGTATATTACAGCAATGAATTATATGTTGGCATTTAATTCCGAAACACAGGTAATTACTTATTGGGATGAACCAACCATTACAATGGATTATGAACAACATGAATTGCATAGTATTATTCACAGAAATTGGGTGGAAAATAAAATACCAAATGTAGTATTATCTTGTGCCACATTACCAAAGGAGGATGAGATTCTCGAAACATTGGCAGATTTTAGATTAAAATTTGATAATGCAGAAATACATAGTATTACTAGTTATGATTGTAAGAAATCAATACCAATATTGACGAAAGATGGGTTCTGTGCTCTTCCACATACCATGTATTCGAACCATACAGAATTATTAGAATGTGTTAGACATTGTGAATCAAATAAAACATTATTGAGATATTTTGATTTGAATGAAATTGTCAAGTTTGCGTTTTATGTGAATTCGAATAATCTTGTAAATGAACCATTGATGATGAAACATTATTTTAGAGAAATTGTGGATATTACGATGAATTCTTTGAAATTATATTATTTGGAATTACTGAAACATATTGAAATAGAAAAATGGGCGTCAATATATACATATATGAAATCAATACAAAATTTGAAATTTGAACCAGTATTAAAAAAAACAAAAAGTATAGATTTATTTACCTCTTCTGCATCATCCTCATCTAAAGGAAAAGGTAATATTGGAGGAACAACTTTAACAAGAACACAAAGTGTATGTATTAATAATGAGAACAACAATAACAACAATAACAACAATAACAATAACAACAATAACTTTAAAGGATTATTATTGACAACTTCAGATGCACATACATTAACAGATGGACCTACGATTTTCTTGACGGAAGATGCAAAAAAGATTGGCAATTTTTATACCCAGCAATCAGCCATTCCAGAGGCAATGTTTCAAGATATACTGAATAAAATAGATTCAAATAATAAAATATCGTCTGAATTATTTGAATTAGAACGAGAATTGGATTTATTAGAAAAGCCAGATGAAGAAAAGAAAACAAAAATGAAAGAGAAGAGTGATGAAAATAAATCGGCGGTAGTAAAAGATTTATATAAAAAAATAGAAGCTCTTAGAAAAAAAATCCGATATATTGCATTAGATGCAGAATATATACCTAATACAATTCCACATCAAAATAAATGGACGGGAGGAGTTAATGAAAAGTCATTTTGTCCAAATATCTCAGAAGATTCTGTCAAGGAAATAATGGGATTAGAAATAGACAATTATTTGAAAATTCTAATGTTATTAGGAATCGGTCTTTTCATACAGGATGTTGAACCTCGTTATTTAGAACTAATGAAAAAACTAGCACAAAATCAAGAGTTATATATTATTGTTGCATCCAGTGATTTTATATTTGGAACGAATTACAATTTCTGTCATGGATTTATTGGAAAAGATATGGTAAATATGACACAAGCCAAAACAATACAATGTTTAGGACGAATTGGTAGATCCGCCATTCAAAGTACATACACAGTCCGTTTTCGAGATGACGAATTCATTTATAATCTGTTTAAAACACCTCTGGAAAATAGAGAGGCATTAAATATGTCGAAATTGTTTTCTAGTGATTGATTGAAATTATCATATCTAATAAACAAAATATAATACAATAAAAAATATAATACAATACAATATAATAAAATAATTATAATAAAAATATATTTTTTTATGAAACTTAATATATTTATCAAGTGAATATTTATCCAATCGTATTATTTTATTTTACAATTGTAATTACAAATTTAGAGTTGTAATTACAAATATACGCTACGGAATGGACCATCTATTCCACCGTAACAACTTTCGCCAAATTTCTAGGAAAATCGGGATTCAACCCTTTTTCAACTGCACAATAATAACTAATCAATTGAATATATACATTCGCCAAAATTCCACAATACGTGGAATTTTTTTTTATCAAAAGTTCTCCATTTTCATCCGATATTTTGAGAACATTTGCAAACCTAGCCTTCACTTCTTGAAACACGTTCTCGTTTTTCTCTCTATATTTTTCATTTACATCTAATAAAATAATTGGTAAATCAGGAACAATTAAACCAAAAGGACCATGTTTTAATGCAGACGATGAATACCCTTCGGCATGTATATATGTAATCTCTTTTATTTTCAAAGCACCTTCTTTTGCAACCGCTTCTTCTTTCCCTTTGCCTAATATAAACATCGATTGTGTATTTTGAATGGTTCTCGAAATTTCTATTATTTTTGGAATGTTCTCTTTTTTTAAAATATCTTTCATTTGAAAAGGTAGATTATGTAAATCATTAATCATTCGCCGCCTTTTTTCAATACATGTTTGTTTATTTTGTGAGAACCATATAGCAATCAATGATAGTATTATACATTGGTTTGTGAATGATTTTGTGGAAGCAACTGCCACTTCCCGCCCTGCATTCAAATATACACCACAATCTGTTTCTCTTGCAATGAATGAATCAATGACATTAACTACACCAATTGAAATAAGATTATTATCTTGAATTATTTGAATACATCTGTGAAGGTCTTTTGTTTCTCCCGATTGAGAAATGAGAACCGCTCCCACCTTCCCCCTTTTTGGTATATCTCGTTTATTAAAATCTGCACCATCATATATCGCCACTGTATGAAATATATCAAGACTTTTAAAAATATCGAGAACCCATAATCCAGAATGAAAAGAAGTCCCACATCCTAACAAAATAAGATGGTCAATATCTAATAAATTCGTGCGATTATTATCAAGACCCCCCAATTTCACCGTTGAATCATCTAATATTCTACCTCCATTATTAATGGCACGTAAAACACACTCTGGTTGTTCATTGATTTCTTTTATGGTCCAATGTTCATATCCCACTGGCAACAATTCTATATCTGAATGTTGTTTTATTTTTGTATCATATGATTGAATATTCATATTATATGATATCTTTTGATTCATTAACGATATTTCAATAATATCATGATTATTGAGAACAATATATTGTTTTATATAATTATGAAATGCGATTTGTTCAGAAGCAACCATAACAAAATTCTCTTCTACTCCTAAGCCTAATAAAAGAGGAGAACCATTTCGTGTTATCCAGAGTTTATTTGGATGTTCTCGATTTATTATCAAAAGAGCCCATGTTCCTTTTAATCGATTCACGGTCATTTGAATGGATTCAATCATAGAATAATTATTATCTAAATAGTAACCAATGAGAACCGCAATGATTTCTGTATCCGTTTGTGAAATAAAAAAGTATCCTTTTTGAATAAGTTCTGTTTTTAATTCATAAAAGTTCTCAATAATTCCATTATGAACCAATGAAATCCGGTTTTTATTATCATGATGAGGATGTGCATTCAAATCTGTTTTACTACCATGAGTCGCCCATCTTGTATGTCCAATAGAAATATTAGGATTAGGATTAGGATTAGGTGTAGATTCCATTTGATTTTTTAATAAATCAATCGAATTGTATGTATTGGTGGATGCGAATTTAATTGTCTGCAATTCATTATTTACAATAGATGAAATACCTACAGAATCATATCCTCTATTTTGTAAAAGAGTGAGTCCTTCTATTACAAATTGAGTTGCGTTCTCATTTCCAAGATAACCAATAATTCCACACATATAACTGAAATATAATAAAATATAAATACTAATATTTATATTTTATTATTGAAAAATGATAAGTTAGAAACCATGAAGATTTTCAAATTCAATAATATATATATATATATAAATTTATATCTTATAACGAAGTAAAACAACTACTAATTCTATATAATATTTATTTCTTTTACGATTACCTTATTCTTTTTAGGTTTTACAATTCTTAACTTTTTTACTATTGTTTTCACTTCTTTTTCTACAATAATGTCTGATTGTTTAACAATATTGTCTGATTGTTTAACAATATTGTTATAACCAACTATTTTTGTATCATTAATTAATTTGATGTCTTCTTCTAATAAATTAAAATGTTTATATACTTCTTCGTCAGTCCATTCTTTATTTAATGGTGGTAATGGTATCCATTTACAAGTGGAAGAACAAGTATGTTGTGAGTTTTTTCGTAACGATAACATAAAATTTGGTAATCTACATTTCATATAACTCAATAACGAATTTGCTTCATTTTCAGTATCTATTTCAAATGATATATATGTTTTACAATGAACTTCGTTTGGATTTCCAATAAAGGTATTTCCAAAACATTTATTTCCTCCATTACCATCTGGTGTAATTATTTTATATTTTGATATATTTGTTTTTATTTCAGTTTTATCAATATATTTTTCAAATCCTTTTTGTTGTGATACATAACATTTAATAGTTTCATTTGTTTTATCATTTTTAAATCGTTTATCGTTTGTTTGTATTTTATGATAATCTTGACTTTTATATAATGTTATAAGTGAATTAAAATTTAATATTTTATCAATAATATTATGATATTTACCATCTACAAATACATCATATTTATTCAATTTAGTCATAGAACCATTATACGTGCAATCTCCATTATGATTAGTATCCTTCAAGAAGTAATTAACACCTCCTTCAATTGATACAGAACTACCAAATATTTTAGACGCATCGTCAAAATGTTTAATATATACAATATCATTTCGTGACAACATATTTTTACGAAAACTATCTAACCCTTTTCCTCCTGAAAACCATCTTGAAGGAATTACAAAACATAGCAAATCGCATTTTTCAATATAATATTCAACAAACTTATTATATAATGCTGTTGCTCCTGATGTTTTTAATTCTTCGTTATAAGGCGGATTACCAATTACAATATCAAATTTCTCAATCCCAAACTCTTTTTGAATATTTAATTGTAAAGAATTACCTTCATACAAATTAAGTTTATAATCATTATTCAAATTAAATATTTGTTTAACAATAAAACAATTCTTCTTGTTATATTCCGCCATAAACAACATCTTTTCTAAAATGTGTTTCTTTCTGTCTTTTTCATTTGGTATTTTTATTTTTAATCCTTCCATTAGTTTATAATAAATCGCAATTGGAAAATTTCCCATTCCTGTTGTTGTATCACCCCATTTTAGAGTTTCATCTTCATAAATATTTTTATCATATTTTTTTTTATAGTATGCTTCTAAATCCCATAACATATCATTATTAATAAAATTTATAGGTGTAAAAACCTCCCCAAACTTTTTCTTCTCAATATCCTTTGGTTTCAAACAACTATCAATTAGTTCCAATAATTCCTTTGGTTTATCTATTAAACTTTGTAAAGACATCTTAAATTGGATTGATATATTATATATACAAGAATTCTTTCTAATATATTTCCCTATTATTGCTTCAATTAACCTTATTATGTCTGGTTTATTCCACCAGATAAACGACTGGTCTTGAAATACACTAATTAATGTTGGACTCGTCTTAATCACATTTAACATTTCTAAAATATCTTTATGTTCTGTATTCATAGTCAAAATACAAATCAACGGAATAATAAATGGTAATACATCTTTGGTAAGGGAAATATCAATATCTTTATTATCTTCTGTCTCTTCTGTATCTTTATCTTCTACTTCATTTGTATCTTGTTTTATTGTTTCTTTTCCAGTTGGTAATGCTTCTTCGCTTTCTTCGTCAAACTGAACTTTTATATTTACTTTCTCATCACCAATAGAACTTGTAAAATACTGGTTCATTATTTTTTGGTCTTTTGTATCCATATCAATAATGCTTTCTTCAATCTTCTTCAATAATATTTTTAAGTTATGTATAGGGTCTGCTTTCCAAATATGTAAGAGTTTTTCAACTAATTTTGTCTTATTCTCTTTTCCTTGAAATAAATCACTATCAATATTTATCAAATTATTTTCTACCAGATATGTTATTTTCTGCTCTACATTCAAATCTTTTTTATAGACATTATAATCCAAACAAGTATTTAGAACTCTGGAAATATTCAAATCAACAACAAACCCCATTTTTTTAATTCCATTATTTATTTTATCATTATCACTATTATTGATACTTTCAGTCATACAACGATACATCATTTGGATAATCTTATCACTTGAAACAATATCATTAAACAGAAATACCATATCTACAAATGGTAATGTAATTCCCAAAGTTAATTGATTTCCTGCTAATAAAATCAATCCGTCTTTTCCATCTTCTTTTGCTTTCAATTCCCAATTTTTAATTTCTTCTTTGATATCTTTTAATTTATATTCTTTTTTGGAATTGACAATTTTTATTTCATAATTTTTAAGGATACTATTTTTTCCCATTCTATCTTTCAAATGTTCGCTTACTTTGTTAATTCTCATATTTATCCCAAAAGGTAAAAACCACAATTGACTTGTAAAATCACCATTATTCAATCGTGTTCTGCTATTTTTTTCAATAGCTATTCTTTTTATTCTTCCAAATATAGATGCATCTTTTTTAGGGTAATCCTGTTCTTTATTACTACCAGTAATAAATCGCAAGATCGCATCGACTTCATTTGGAAAATTCCCACTTAAAAGTGTTCCATTTGAAAATCCATATGAAGTATCTTTAATTTGTTCTTTTATTACTTCATATCTTTTTCTATCCATCATATTTGTTATAATGTGTAAATCAGGCATTGTATCATAAATACTCAATAATTGTTCTTGTTTTTTGTTGTCTTCGGTTAAGAATATAAAAACGTCTTCTCCATGTTTTTCTACCAATCCTTGAATATCTCTTTTTTTACATAATTGTTCGTCTTCGATATCCCAATAAAACTGACATTCTAAAGGAATATTCCATTCACTTAAAGGTTTCGCATATGTAGCGGTTAAATATAGCTTAATCGTTTTTGGCGACGAATATGATTGTATAATATTTTTAGACATTTGCGTTGTTCCATGAAAATGGTTCTCATCAAATACTATAAAATCCAAATTGAGTTGTTGTATTGTTTTAATCTTTTTATCCAATACATAATCATCTAATAACTGTTTGCTTACAATAATGATATTTTTTTCATTTAGAACCATCGTTTCAAAATCGCACCCTTTTTTTATTTCAACAATATTTATTTCAACAAAATCTCTAAATTTATGAAATAAATCATCGGTAAATTGAGATAATGTTTCTGTTGGTGCTGGGGTAATAATTAATCCGTTTATTACATTATATTTTTTGTGATATTTTATAAACAATCCTCCAACACAATATGTTTTTCCAGACCTTGCTTTTGCACCCAATAATAATTCTTTCTCACCTTCATCAACCCTTTCCATTTGTTTATGGGTAATTAAATCTTGATGAAATCGCATTTCTAAAGGAATCTTTGTATTACAAAATGTAGAATTCACATCATTAATCGTAATGTCTTGTATTGAATGTTTGAGATTTTGGAAACATATTTCTAAATCTTCCAAATCTAAAATGTGATGGATATTTTCTTTGATATAATTATTTGTTTCTTGACTTGAAGTGATTATATCCAATACTTTTTGTTTGTTATTCACTACAAGATAAATATCATATTCTTTATATTTATGTGAGTGTTGTTTTACAATTGCTAATATTTTCTCAACATCATATTTATCAATTGATTTCTTACTATCATCTAAATAAAACTTGGAAGACATAAAAATCCATTTTCCATTATTTTTATTTTGTAAAGTAATATCGCTTGAACCTCCTTTTCCTTTGCTAAACACAGATAGACTTTGTAAATATGTCTCTAAATTATCTACCTTTTTTAATTTACATGTATTTATATTCCCTTGATAATGGTCGTAAATATCATTTGGTAATTTGGAATAAAATCCAAATTTAATGATAATATCACATACCTTTTCAAATAAATTGCCTCTTTTAGATTGTGTTTCTGCATTTGTTTTACTATTTACAGATTGTAAAAGTTCAGCAAAGGTAGATACTTGTTTCATTTGGTCAAATAATTCAATTCCATTCATTCTTGATTTTGATTATTGTTTTCTATTTGTTATTGAATAAAAATATATATATTTTTATTCAATTTTATACATATTTATTATCCAAGCATTTTTTTGTAGTTATAATTTATTATTTGCAAAAAGTAGCCGTTTATAAACCATTCAAATGGGAAATGGCAAACGGGTTTCCTTTCAATTGCGATAACAAATCAGGATTTGTTCTATCTAATTGAATATTCGAATATAAAATGTTTTGATTCACTGAATTTTGGCCGATTGTTCCAGCAGATGGCGTCTGACCCGGCATAGTTGGGTCTAATGCTCTAGTATTTGTTAAAAACCCATCTTTATCTTTTCCTGTCATATTTATTTCACCTGAAAATAAACCCATATTTCCATTTGGTGTATATGATGATAATGTAGATGATTTCAAATCATTATTTCGTTGGTTATATTCCGCATCATATCTACGTGATTCTCTTCCTCTTTCTCCAGCACTACCACCTCCAACATAATATGCATTTTGTGTCATTCTATTATTAATTACAGCTTGATTTTCAGTAACTTCATATGCACCACCCCGTTGATTTTTGTCAACAAATAAATGACCTTTTGATACTTGTGTGGTTTCTTTAATCGTTGGTGCTGGTCTATCTGCTGGATTAAACATATACGAATTGGATACAGTTGTTCCTGGATTTTGATAAGGACGTAATGTTCCAACCGTGTTTTCACGACGTGACGGGCGAAGAGCATCTAATAAAGGGGCTACTACTGCACCAATAGAACCACCAAAAGATCCAAAATACGTATCTTGATTATTATTATTATTATTAATCGATCGATTATTTTGATACATCATTTTGGATTTGTATCCATAATCGGCATCACTTCCACCATTTGCACCTGTCCTATATGCTGGTGTAAATGGAAGAGCCCCTAAATCAATATGTTTAGAAGGCATATATTCCCCATCCACCATAGGTGATGAATTGAATGCAGCACCCGCACCACCCACATATTCGGCGGTAGTTTCATGACGAGCCCCGTCTTTCAAAATATTAATAGAACGACTTGTAGGTGCGATAGTTCCACCAGTTGTTGTAAATAATCGTTCAGGACCTAATTCAAAAGACGTTTCTACATGGTTTTTTTCCATTTGTCCTAAAATACCACGACTTGTAATTGATGACATCGCTGGTCCTTCATGACCATATAATCCAATTCCACCAGATTTTTGATGATTTGCAACACGTAATTCATCGACTGTTCGGGGTAAATACAAATCTCTAGACATTAATCCCGAATTAAACCCACCGACACCTTCATTACCATATCCAGCACCAATACCAGGTGCGACGTTTTGTTCGGCAAAAGGTTTTACATTCGACATTTTATTGGATGGATTCACACGTGATTGATAAAAATCCGACATATTTGGAGCACCATTTGCAAAATGATTATTTTGTTCAGGAGCAAATAAAGGAGCACGTTCTACCTTTTTCATTGTTTGAGAACCTGCACCAGTATAATTATCAATAATACCTTCGGTCGAATTCGCATCTGTTCGAATGGTTCTTAAATGACTTCCAAAAAACGGTGCCATATTATTATGTTGGAAATATTCAGAACTAACGCTTTCACCTGTTAATGACCGATAATATTTATTATCACCATCTTCCATTTTTTCTCCTAATATTGATGATTTTGAATTTGGATTAAAATACTTGTCGGTATATACATTTGGATTATCATATTTGTTTACAGTAGATAATTTACTTGTTAAATCATTTTCTTGATTTTTTACTGGATATTCTTCCGGAAAATTTGCATTTGGAACATCTATATTTGGTAAATATTTGTTCTCATATTGACCAGTTCTCTGACTAAATGTTTCGGTTTTTTTTTGATTGTTCATAATAAAAAGTCCTGCCAAAGCGATCATTGGAATAGCAAGTTCAGACATATTTATATTTAATATAGAATAATATAATAAATTTATTGGCAATATATTTATTATATCAAGATACAATTTGATAATTTGATCTATCCTTTTATATCCATAATATCAAATCAAATCAAATCAAATATGTAATGTATTTGCAATTTTTGGAACAAAATTATCTTTCTCTAAAATACGTGTTTGAATATTCCAATTGAAAACACGTTCAAAATTATCTTGTGGATTTATTAAAGGATACTCCCAACGATTATGTTCAGATACACGATACATCCATGCAGGATGTGTTGCTCTACTTTCATCAATAAATGGTTTTATATTATCATAAATATATGGGTCAGATTCCGCCATATGATGATTATAATCATTATCTGTTTCAATATCACGATTCAATTTACGTGTTAAACCTCTAAAATCACTTTCAAGATTAATTGCATTTGTACATAAATTTGCACCCCAACCTTGTAAACGTAATTGAGGGTCTGTTTGAAAAGGAACTGTATTACCATTTCCTGGTTTATTTAAATAATAACTTTCGGAATATGTGCTTTGTTGTAATGCTTTTTTTATTCTTGCAGGGTCATCATGAAATCTTGTAAATGACATAAATATATTATAATATGTTATTTTATACCTATAAAATAATATATTAATATTTATTAATATTAATATTTATTAATATTTATTAATATTTATTAATATTTATTAATATTTATTAATATTTATTAATATTTATTAATATTTATTAATATTTATTAACATTAAAAATGTAATAAAAGGAAAACATATGAATATTTAATATCTATATGTTTTCTTTTAAATATCCAGATTCAGTTATACAAATATATCATACGCCTAAAATATGTCTAAATATGATTGTAAAAAATGAAAGTCGTGTAATTATTCGTTTATTAGAATCAGTTGTAAACATTGTCGATGGATATTGTATTTGTGATACAGGAAGCACTGATAACACGATAGAGTTAATTACAGAATATTTTAAAAAGCATAATATACCTGGAAAAATAGTAGAAGAACCTTTCCGTGATTTTGGTTATAATCGAACATTTGCTTTAAAATCAGCCGCAGAAATTCCTAATATGGATTATCTTTTATTATTAGATGCAGATATGATATTAACTGGGTCTTATTTACAATCGGAAAATATTCAGAAATTTAAAAAGGGATTGACGAAAGATTTTTATCATATTTGTCAAGGTTCTCAAACTTTTTTTTATAAGAATATAAGAATCGTAAAAAACTATCGAGATTTTTCTTATTGGGGGGTAACACATGAATATATCAAAACACCACCAAATGCAATATCGCATTATTTTGAGAATGATACATTATTTATTAATGATATAGGCGATGGTGGTGCAAAAACAGACAAATTTGAGAGAGATATACGATTATTAACGAAGGGTCTAGAAGAAAACCCAAATAATGACAGATATACATTTTATTTGGCAAATAGTTTGAAAGATGCGGGTCATTATCAACGTGCAATTGAAATGTATCGAAATCGAATAACTATCGGCGGTTGGGTCGAAGAAGTATGGTATAGTTATTACAATATTGGAAGATGTTATGTGATATTGGGAGAAATGGAAAAGGCGATTTGTATTTGGATGGAAGGATATGATTATTATCCAAAAAGATTAGAAGCAATATATGAAATTGTGAAATATTATAGAGAACATGGAAAAAACAAATTAGCCTATTTATATTATGTGATTGCAGATAAATCGAAAACAAAATGGGGGGCATCTTCTGATTATTTATTCTTGCAAAAGAATATTTATGATTATAAATTAGATTATGAAATGACAATTGTAGGATATTATGTAAATGATGATAATTATAATTTAACCAGATTAAGTATGGATGTTATTTGTGATCCGAATGTAGATAATGAAATATCAAATAATGTTCTCAGTAATTACAAATTTTATTCTAAAAAACTAATTTGTCAAAATCATCCATCAATTACAAAACATAATATGAGTATTTTAGAAAATGCAACAAAATCGTTAAACATAACCGAATCAGGAGAATATGTTACAAGCACTCCATGTATTGTAATCAAAGATAATAATCTTATTGTGAATGTTCGATATGTGAATTATAGAATTGATGATAATGGAAAATATATAAATCAGGAGAAAATCAAAACGAAAAATGCAATTGCAGTAATTGATATATCGAGTCCTATATGGAAAATTTCAAAAGAATTTGAATTGAAATATGATACGACGATTGACGAAGATAATTGTTATGTTGGATTAGAGGATATTCGTCTTTTTGTAGATTCCATAGAATCTGTAAAAACTATTTTTTATAATTCAAATAGAGTATTATCATATGACCGTGTGGTAATTGAGAACGGAATCATTGATTTAAATCAAGAATCCACGATAAAAAACAAATGTTTAAAAAAAGAAAAACAAAATATGATTGAAAAAAATTGGGTTATTATTCCTTCAAGAACTGCATCCGAATCAAAACCCAATTCCAAACTTTTAACAGTTATTTATAATTGGTCTCCGAAACTATCCGTTGGAAATATTATTGATGGTGAATTTATTGAAACTCATCAAATAAATACACCGAACTTCTTTAAATATTTGCGTGGTTCTACAAATGGCGTATTAATAAATGGAGATATATGGTTGATATGTCATGCAGTATCATATGAAGACCGACGATATTATTATCATATAGTGGTTGTATTAGATAAGGATACATATAATCTAAAAAGTTATACTCCGTTTTTCACATTTGAAGGTGAAAAGGTGGAATATACACTTGGATTCCAATATTTAGAGAATGAAAAATCATTACTTATTGGATATAGTGTTTATGATAAAAGCACAAAATATATCAATATAAAACTCGAAAATCTAAAGAATGAAATGATTATGTATAGATAAAAAATATATAATATAATATTATATTATATATGAATTCAAATATAGAAGCGGTTTGGTTAGTGATCATACCAATAATAGGAATATTATTTATTGCAATTCGACTTATTTATAATTATAAAATTGAAAAACTTGAAAAAAAAGAGAACATAGATGATATATTAATATATACGGTTTTATCGTGCTTTTTTATTGTTTTTTTTTATGGTCCTTCAAATCCTTATTATATATCATTTGCATATACTATTTTTATTATTGTATTGGTTGTACTGGCAGGAATGTCTATAAAATATTTTTATAGTTTATTTTCAAGATATTCAAAATAATTATATCGGGTTATATTGAGAACCATTACACCGTGCATAACTTTTTCGATGCCATTGTGTAATTCCATGTGTAAGAATTCCATCTAAATGTGCTTTTGTGCCATAACCCATATTTGTATGAATATTATATCTCTCTGATAACTGGGGATTTATTTCACATAATTCATATATATAATTATCACGTGCACATTTTGCTAATATAGACGCTGCTGCAATCGCAGTATATTTATTATCCCCTCCTTCAATTGTTTCATAAGGAATCGTAAATAGGGTATTGCGTTCATTATCAAAAATGGTGTATGGTTTGAAATCGTTCCCATCTACCAGTAAAAACGTTTTACTTGTCGTTTTACTTGTCACAGCATTTATTTCTAATGTATTCATTATTTGACGAATACATTCATGCATTCCTTGAAAAACGGCTTGTCGAATATTAATCGTATCAATAACATCATGTTCAATATATTGGATTGCCCATGCTGCGGCATGTGTTTTTATCAATTCCGACAATTCATTCATTTTCTTTTTATTTTTGATTTTTTTGCTATCTTTAATATTTGGATTATTGGATAAATAGGTTTCATCTTCTGGTAAAACGACGGCAGCAACATATAGGCGTCCAAATAAAGGTCCACGTCCTGCCTCATCAATACCAATTTCATATTTATTTTCTGTATTGTAAATATATTTTAGAGAAGACATATATAATTTTATATATAAATATATACATTTATATACAAATCGATTTTATTTTATTTGAAGATAATATATAAACTATATGAAATATAAAAATATTTTACGAAAACAATGGATAGTTATATTTGCAATTATATTATTTTTTATATTTCTTATATTTCTTATTGGTTTACAATTATTTCGATATTTTAATTTATATGAAGGTATTATACAGGTTAAAGTGAAAAATAATGAAAACATTAAATATATTATTATAGAACCTATATCAAGCGAAATATACACATCTTATTTACAGTTATCTGCATTTATAATATATGATTATAATGGTAAAAAAATCGATTATACCGCTTCATCATCAAATGGTATTTTAAATAATGATAAAAAATATGATTATATTGCATTAACCGATTTAGATAATACCACATATTTTCAATCAGGGGGTGAAGGATGCAGTTTAAAAATAATACCGGAAAATCCAGCATTGAAAATCAGCAAGATTTTTATTAAAAATATATTAGATAAATGTTGTATTGAAAGATTACGTAGTTACAAAATATCAATAGTAAATGATAATTTTGATGTATTTTTTACAAAAGAATTTTCTGATATGGAAAATTTATATACATTGCCATTTATGGAAGAAATATTGCTTATTTAGAACAAAAAATCGTGTTTTTTATCCACTATAAGTTGGATATTTATACAAATATATATAAAATATTATATTATATATATAATTGAATGAATCTGAATCTACAGAAATTGTTAAATGTTAAAAAATGGGTAAATATAAAAAAATGGTTTAACAGATATATTATTAGTTTTTTATTATTCATTTGTTTTATTTTTTTATTATATAATTTATTTGTAAAATCATATGAAGGTTTAGGTACTGATTTAAACGATTTATCAAATATTAAAAAATGGTATTTTAAGAAATCGACAAGCTGGTATAAAATAAAAAGAGGTATAGATGTCATTCAATTTAAAGATACTGGATTTAGCACTATTAACCCCGAAATTACAATTACATTTTTATACAACAATTTAATGGGTAAGGGTTATTGGAGAAATATTTTTCATTTTACAAATACTGATAATAATTGTTGTAATAAAGGAGATAGAGTTCCTGCAATTTGGGTAACACCTGATAATACTAATAATTTTCATATAACTACTTCAACTGTAAATGATGGAAATAGTTGGTTTAATACAAATAATGATATACCATTTAGTAGTGCTGTATTTATTGGTATTGTAGTACAACCTAAAACAATTAAATATTACATAAATAATACTTTAATGATGACAAAAAATTATGATAGTAATATTTTGAATAGAAATGATTCTACAAAATTATATATAGGAGATAAATGGCATACTCAAGATGATGGAAGTATTTTAATTAAAGATTTTACATTATATGATTCTGCATTAACGTCAGACCAAATAAATGAAGTATATAGTTCAATGACCGATGTTAATCCACCTGACAAAAATGACAAAAATAATAATGGTTTATCATTTACTATATATGATGGTTATTTCAATGATGATTTGTCATTTTTTAAAGATGCGGATAAATTATACAATGGAATGGCTACTAATTTTACAAATGTATATACTGCTACAGAAGAATATATAGTTATAGATAAAGATAATTTATTTTCGGTTGTTTGGAAAGGATATTTTTTACCAGATATTACAGGGACATGGACATTTGGATTAATTTCTGATGACGCAAGTTATATGTGGATTGGTGATAATATGAACGATTATACAATCACTAATGCAAAAATTAATAATGGTAATCTTCATGGAATGAATCTTCAAAAATGTGATGTAGCCCTTATTCAAGGAACATATTATCCAATAAAAATAGTCTTTGGTCAAAATTATGGAGGTGCTGATTTACAGTTTTTTTATACTATAAATAATTCAGAAAGAAAATATGATTTTAATGGCAAATTCTTTAAGAATGCAATTATGCCTACACCTACACCAAGTTCTACATCTAGCTTTACACCAACATCTACATTTATATCTGCACTGACACCTACAACTTCTACTAGTGAAATAATTCAAGTCTCACAATCAGGATAAAGTGAATACACTTCAATAACCATAAAACGTGACATTATAAATCTTCAGTAATGTAAAATAAATTATCTAATATAGCATATTTATTTTCGAATATGTTTAGCATAAAATCAGTTTATACCAGTGAAAATTTATACCAATAACGATTTGAAATGGGACGCACCAGAGGGCGTCATTTTATACCAGTAAAGATTTAATATCATATTTTTATATAAAATAATATATTTTCCTTATATAGAATATATTATCTATGAAATATAAATTGAATGTTTTCACAATATTTATAATTTTATTAATACTTTTAGTATTATTCATGATTCTGAATAAATGGTTTTCTATAAAAGAAACAAAAGAAACAAAAGAAAACTTTCTTGATTATAATTATGATATAAGAGAGAATTCAAATACGGACGTATCTTTACCATTTTATGGTAATGGTAAAACAGTTTCACATTTATATGATAATATATATTTTGATAAAAATAATGGTTCAGTAATTTCATTAATCGGTAGTCAGACAGGTGTTGGAGCACAACAAGGAGAAAATTCAATTCCACTTACAATTATAAATATTATTCCCAGAAAAACAGATTCAAATAATAGTTTTACAGTAACTAACTATCCTTATAGTGCTTCAACCCAAATTGTTCCTGTTGATAATATGGAAATTCTATATAGAAGTTACAATTGTAAAGATGTAGGTTTTGTAAGTCGTCAAACAGATAAATCATATAATTATCAATACTTTTATTATTCATGGTATAAAGATACATATATCCATTTATTTAAATATGATATATCGACTGCTAATACTAATAATAAACAAATAAAACATGTAAAGTCATTTGCATTTATTGGAAATGAAAAATATATTTTTGATAGTTCTTGTATAGATGACAACATCCCAACAACAAATATAGGAGCGAGTGAAAAGGAATATGGAGGGGCTATTGCAAAACCAGATAATCTTTACAATGGAGATGCATATAGTTCGAATTTAAGTAAGATTTTAAGCAACATTACAAACAACGTTACATATGATATATCTTATGGAAATATCATTACAAAAAATGCAGATTCTACATACACCATACATAATCGTAATAACGTAGAAGTTGGAATAATTGGTAGTACACCACAATTATATCAAAATTCGTATAATGAAATTAGTGAATTTAAAACAGGTCTTAAAAAGGTATTTAATATTAAATGTAATAATGTGTTGGTTCTGGTAACCGTATATCACGATAATACAATTATATCAGTAATTGGACGCAATGCTTCAAACGAGTATGAAATTATTAATACAAAACGATTTAATAGGAATCAAGAAGTAACAAATACAGATACTGATACTGATACTGATAACAAAGACGCACCTCCATGTACAATAACTTCACATCAAAGTCCAAGTCCAGCTCCAACAACATCATCGCCTAAAGATACAAAATGGACAGATTTATATAATCTTTTTAAGAAAGATTGTGGAGATGATCCAACATGTATGTATTGGTATTTTCAAATAATGTCAACTAAAAATAATGATACGGATACAAATATATCCGATATTTTTTCAGATGATTATTTTTTAAAATCAGAAATTGTTCCACCAGTTTGCCCTCAATGTCCAAATTGTCCAAGTAGTAATGGTGTATGCAGTAGTTGTGGTGGATGTGGTGGTTCTGGAACAAATATAACTTCAGATAATTTAGGATTAACACCAATTAATTCAACAATGTATAAAGATAAATTGGGCAATATATACATTGCGTACACGGATAATTCAGGAAACACGAAATATATATTAGAAGGTAATAAATCAACTTCGGCACCGATTGCTAATGTAGCAAACAATTTAATAAATAATACAGCAGATATTATAGATGGTACTGGAAGTGGTGCAGTAAATTTATTGAAAGATACTGGAAGTGGTGCAGTAAATTTATTGAAAGATACTGGAAGTAGTGCAGTTAATTTATTAAGAGATACTGGAAGTGGTGCAGTAAATTTATTAAGAGATACTGGAAGTGGTGCAGTAAATTTATTAAGAGATACTGGAAAAGGGATTTCAAGTTTGGGTCAAGGTCAAGGAGGTCAAGTCGGACAAGTCGGTCAAGTCGGACAAGTCGGTCAAGTCAGTCAAGTCGGTCAAGTCAGTCAAGGAGGTCAAGGAGGTCAAGGAGGTCAAGGAGGTCAAGGTATTGGAAATATACAAGGTTATACACCAGTAGATAATTATTCATATTATGGTGCATTACAATCAAAAGGAGGTAATTTCATGCCAGTAACTGCAGACTTTAGTTCATTTAGAAAATAGATATGTTTATTTAATCCTATAAATATATTATATTACTTTATAAATAATATAATGTATTCAAGAGATTGCACATATGTAAGGTCAAGCATGTATGGAACATATATAGGTCCAACTGGACCGATTGGTATGACTGGAGTTACTGGTACGACTGGACCTACTGGTCCTATTGGAACAGGACCGACTGGTCCGATTGGTATGACTGGAGTTACTGGTACGACTGGACCTACTGGTCCTATTGGAACAGGACCAACTGGACCTACTGGACCAACTGGAGATACTGGAGATACTGGACCTACTGGTCCTATTGGAACAGGACCAACTGGACCTACTGGGCCAACTGGAGATACTGGAGATATTGGACCTACTGGTCCTATTGGAACAGGACCAACTGGACCGATTGGTATGACTGGAGTTACTGGAGATACTGGAGATACTGGACCTACTGGTCCTATTGGAACAGGACCAACTGGACCGATTGGTATGACTGGAGTTACTGGTTCTACTGGACCTACTGGTCCTATTGGAACAGGACCAACTGGACCGATTGGTATGACTGGAGTTACTGGAGTTACTGGAGATACTGGACCAACTGGACCAACCGGAGAAGGTAAAATTGGGTCTACTGGACCAACCGGAGAAGGTAAAATTGGGTCTACTGGACCTACTGGTGCAACAGGACCAACTGGTTCTACTGGACCTACTGGACCGATTGGTATGACTGGAGTTACTGGAGATACTGGAGATACTGGACCTACAGGTACGACTGGTCCTACTGGACCTATTGGAAGTGGTTCAACTGGAACAACTGGAGATACTGGTTCTACTGGACCTACTGGACCGATTGGTATGACTGGAGTTACTGGAGATACTGGAGATACTGGACCTACAGGTACGACTGGTCCGATTGGTATGACTGGTGCAACAGGACCAACTGGTTCAACTGGACCTACTGGACCTACTGGACCTACTGGATCTACTGGTTCAACTGGACCTACTGGACCTACTGGACCTACTGGATCTACTGGTTCAACTGGACCTACTGGACCTACTGGTTCTACTGGACCGACTGGTTCTACTGGACCGACTGGACCTACTGGATCTACTGGACCTACTGGTTCTACTGGACCGACTGGTTCTACTGGACCGACTGGACCTACTGGATCTACTGGACCTACTGGATCTACTGGTTCAACTGGACCGACTGGTTCTACTGGTTCTACTGGACCGACTGGACCTACTGGATCTACTGGTTCAACTGGACCTACTGGTTCAACTGGACCTACTGGTTCTACTGGGCCTACTGGTTTAACTGGACCGACTGGTTCTACTGGACCGTCTGGTTCTACTGGACCTACTGGTTCAATTGGAACGGCTGGTTCTACTGGAACAACTGGTTCTACTGGTCCTACTGGTTCAATCGGAACAACTGGTTCTACTGGACCTATTGGACCTATTGGAACAGGACCTACTGGTTCCACAGGAGCTACAGGAGCTACTGGTTCAATTGGAACGGCTGGTTCTACTGGACCGACTGGTTCTACAGGACCTACTGGTTCAATTGGAACGGCTGGTTCTACTGGATCAACTGGATCAACTGGTTCTACTGGTTCAATTGGAACGGCTGGTTCTACTGGATCAACTGGTTCTACTGGTTCTACTGGACCTATTGGAACGGCTGGTTCTACTGGATCAACTGGTTCTACTGGTTCTACTGGACCTATTGGAAGGACTGGTTCTACTGGATCAACTGGTTCTACTGGTTCTACTGGACCTATTGGAACAGGACCTACTGGACCTATTGGAAGGACTGGTTCTACTGGATCAACTGGTTCTACTGGTTCTACTGGACCTATTGGAACAGGACCTACTGGACAAACTGGCCCGACTGGACCTACTGGTTCAATCGGAACGGCTGGTTCTACTGGACCGACTGGTTTAATTGGACCTACTGGTTTAGGTTCCACAGGTCCAACTGGACCTACTGGACCTATTGGAACAGGACCTACTGGACCTATTGGAACAGGACCTACTGGACCTACTGGTATAACAGGTCCTACTGGTTCTACTGGACCTATTGGAACAGGACCTACTGGACCAACAGGAGCAACTGGTTCAACTGGTTCTACTGGTTCAACTGGTTCTACTGGTTCTACTGGTTCAACTGGATCTACTGGTTCAACTGGTTCTACTGGACCTACTGGTTCTACTGGATCTACTGGACCTACTGGTTCCACAGGAGCAACTGGTTCTACTGGATCAACTGGTTCTACAGGACCTACAGGAGCTACTGGTTCTACAGGTTCTACTGGAGCAACTGGACCTACTGGTATAACAGGTCCTACTGGTTCTACTGGTTCTACTGGTTCTACTGGTTCTACTGGTTCTACTGGTTCTACTGGTTCGTCTGGTTCTACTGGACCGACTGGTTCTACTGGACCGACTGGTTCTACTGGACCGACTGGTTCTACTGGACCGACTGGTTCTACTGGTTCTACTGGTTCTACTGGTTCTACTGGTTCTACTGGTTCTACTGGTTCTACTGGACCTACTGGTTCTACTGGACCTACTGGACCTACTGGACCTACTGGTTCTACAGGACCTATTGGAACAGGACCTACTGGTTCTACTGGACCTACTGGACCTACTGGTTCTACAGGACCTATTGGAACAGGACCTACTGGTTCTACTGGACCTACTGGTTCTACAGGACCTACTGGTTCTACAGGACCTATTGGAACAGGACCTACTGGTTCTACTGGAACGGCTGGTTCTACTGGACCAACAGGACCTGCAAGTGGTGGTGGTGGATCATCACAATGGGTCAATATTGGAAACGGAAATATTTATTATAATGGCAATGTTGCAATAAATATGAATATTATTCCAACTGCCACATTAGATGTAAGTGGTAATTTCTTTATAAGAGGCACAAATCCATCCTATATAAAAGGTAATTTATATGTAGGAAATTTGATTACAGAAAATATAATTGCAGGTAATATAGAAGCATATAGTTATAATGCTACATCAGATTATCGTATCAAAGAAAATCTTATTTTATTAAATGAAACATTTTTTGTAGATTCATTAAAACCACTGTTTTATAAAAATAAGCTATCAAATAAAGAAGATATGGGTTTTTTAGCACATGAAGTGCAAGAAATATTTCCATTTTTAGTAAATGGAGAAAAAGACGGCAATAATTACCAATCAGTAAATTATAATGGTTTTATTGCATTATTAGTAAAGGAAATACAAGAATTAAAAAAACGATTGCAAACCGCAGAAGAATTATTACAAGATGTAAATAATAAAATAAATGCAATGCAATGAAATAAACTAAAATAAATTATATTATGTTATAAAAATATAATATAATAATGTTTGTAAAAATATATCAAATTATAAATATTCAATTCTCTATATCAACAACTATTTCTGGCGTTGTTTTTGATTTAATTTGTAAGGGAGTAATTATTTGAAATGGCTGAGAATATGAAACATTATTATTCTTATTCTCTTCTTTTTTATTTTCATTTTTTAAAATCGTATTTTCTCTTTCTAATTCATTAATTTGTTTTAATAATATATCAGTAAATTTACTATCATTTGCTTTTTTATTTTTATTTTCATTTTTTAAAATCATATTTTCTCTTTCTAATTCATTAATTTGTTTTAATAATATATCTGTAGATTTGCTATCATCGCCTTTTTTATTTTCATTTTTTAAAATTCTTTCTAATTCATTAATTCGTTTTAATAATATATTAGTAAATTTGCTATCATCGCTTTTTTTAATATCATCGCCTTTTTTAATATCATCGCCTTTTTTAATATCATCGCCTTTTTTAATATCATCGCCTTTTTTAATATCATCGCCTTTTTTAATATCATCAGTCTTCTTTTTTTGCAAATTTGCTACCATTTTTTCCAATGCCTCATTTTTTTGTGTTAATAATTGTAATTGTTCAATTTGATTATTCATGATTTGTATTATTTCATTCGGTAAAAGACATCTTGGTTCTTTCCCATTTTCATTTATCATTACTTCCCCCATGTTTTTATAATTTTCATCTAATTGTTTTATTTGTTTCAAAACATCTGGTTTCATAAATGCTTCTCCCAGTTTGTATTTTTTTAATAAATTATCAATATCTTTCATAAAAAAGTTTTTAATAGGTTCTTCTATTTTATTACGAATAAATTGGTCCACTGTTTTATTAGATTCTTTAAAATATTCATTATCTGGGGTTGCCAATAATCTACGTTTATCAAATGTATTATGTTCATGAGAAAAAACTAATATTGTTTTTAATGGATCTAATTGTGCAAAAGGAATCGTATAATTTTTTAAAAAGTGTTTTTCTTCTGCTAATGCCGCATGATTTTCATACTCCGTCATTTTTAATAATTCCGCTCGAAATGCAAATGTTCCTGCAGTCGCATGATTTGGTCCAAATGGTCCGGATTGATACATTTTTTGAATATGTTTAAAATAAATATAAATTTCACTTGCACCAACACATAATGCATCTTTATTATTGTTTAATGTATCCACTGCATGGCTTACTCTTTCTGGTGGATAATAATCATCATCATCCATATATACAATAATTGTTCCTTTCACTTTTGAATGCATAAAATTACGTTTCTCTCCTAATGACATCTTTTTTTCTTGTCTGAAATATCGTATTTGTGATATATTTGATTTATCGATTGCATCATGTATAGAATCAGTTCCATCATCGACAATTATCCATTCCATTCTATCATGAGGATAATCTTGATTTAAAAAACATTGAAACATGGTTGATAAAAATGGTCTGCGATTAAATGTAGGTGTACATACAGATACAAATGGATAAAATTTTTTTTTTAAAACAGGTGTATGTGCTATAGTTTTTCCCATTTTAATATTATATATAATACTTTTTTAACCTTTTTATAACAATATTCATTATTATGTTCTCTCTTCTCTAAATAAAAAAACAAATTACATAAAGATTTATTTGTAATAAATATTGTATGAAATACACAAAAATAATATTAATTATACGACTATTAATATATATTTATAAATATTGGCATTTTTATGAATCAAATAATACATTAATTCGTCAAATAAAAGATAGTAAAATATATAACAGTATTTTGTCTATTCATAAATACAATATATTTATAAAAGAATGTTCTCATATACATGAAAATAAAAATGTAAATCTCCCTTATTTATTACGATTATCGGAATTTATAATGACAACCGAAAATACACAACTTTATACAAAGGTTTATAAAATAACAAAATGTATTCATGACCCAGAAATTCTAACAAATCAATTTATGAAATATGTTAATATAAATAATACATTGCCATTTGAATTATCCACAAACGTAAAAGGAATGAATGAATTATATAAAATGACAAATGATTTCGAATATTTTTCTAAAAAATTATTATCGTCTTCTTTTATTTCAATTTCAGAATATAAAAATATATTACACGAATATAAAATTAGAAATCTGGATGGTTCTCGACATAATGATTACACAAAGATCGTAATTACAAATAATACACAAACTCATTTTTATTATTTAAATATACTCATTGGTGCAACATATGAAATATGTAAAGAAACTGTCAAATATTTTTTTTATATGCCTACACATACCCCATTATATGATACATTAATAGAAATACAAAAAAATATGAAATTATATTATAGGATTCTTGATGAATCATATCGCAGTCTTAATTACTTGGCAATAGATATAATTGATGAAATTCAAATGTTCTCTAAAAAATTCAAGATTTTGATTCAATCAAGTATTCATTTATATTATTTTACGGGATGTTTGTTGTCTGAAATTCCCGGATTTATTTATGGAAATCATGACTCATTTTTTCTATATGAAACATTACATATCGTTTTATTCCATTAGTATCTATTATGATGCACGGCATTATTCATCGATATCACTTTCTTCTGACACAATATCTTTCTTGACGTTTTTGTCTAAATAACGATATATTCGTTTTATATCTAATTTATCAATATTATAATTATCAAACATTTGTTCTACTGCATTTATTTTTTCATTTTGTAATAAAAAATCTTTTCCATGAAATAATCTTATTTCTTGAAAAAAAGCCAACAAATCTTTTTTATCCATATCTAATTCTTGACATAAATTATAAATAAATAATATATTATTGTATTCAGTTGAATATTTTGTGAGAACCTTTGTAAATCTTATTTCGTCTTTTTTGTCGTCTTTTTTGGATTGAGAATGAAATGTTTTATGATACAAATAATTATTGTAAAATGTTTTCATTAGAGAACTCATTTCATTAAATTGCCAAATCTGATTTTGAAATGTGATTCTATCTATAAAATCTGCAAAACAAATATTGTCTAAAATTTGTAAATAAAATGGGATTGATATTTCATTTCCGGCTTTACTTAATAGATCTACAATATTTTCATGCCATAAAAGAGCAACAATGGTTCTATCTGTTTCGTTTATTATTTTTATATGATCATTTATTGATACTTGATTATATATTAATTTTTGGGTTATTTTTTTCGAATCTTCATTAAATTGTTTGATATGAAATATATGTTCCATTGAATCATCATTTAATAAACTGGGATTTTTTTTACATATTTTTTCAATGAATTCAATCTTTCTTAAATCTCCCTGTATATATTCTAATATTTTTGTATGTGTCGATTTATCAAAATTCGAAAAGTCTGGTATTTTTTTATATATTATTTGTTGTATCTGTTCTTGTGTAGGCGGTTTCAATTCATATGTATTACATACCTTCATTAATTCCTTTATTTTTTTATCTATATAATAATTTCCTATACATATTACTGGGTTCATTGTCATATGTTCCAATCGCTGTTTTTTTGTTTTTTTCTGTCGAATTAATTTTATTAATGCAGTGATACCTCCTTTGTCGCCATTATTCATTCCATCTATTTCATCCATAATTATTGCTATTTTTTTGGTTTTTCTTGCCATCATATTGAGAACATTCTGGGAAGATATATTATTACTTGTAATTGTATCTATTAATGATTTATTACGAACATCTCCTGCATCGTATTTGATAATATCATAATTCAATCCTTTTAAAATTTCTGTTATAAAATGTGTTTTTCCACAACCTGGAGAACCATATAAATATATACCTTTTTTAAAATGTATATTTTGACAGTTCGATTCATAATTTACAAGCATTTTTTTGATATCATTTTCTATTTGTTCTCTATCAAGAATATTATTCATTTACTATAATAAATGAATAAGTTTTATATTGGTTATTTTACGCATCTCTGTCTCCTTCCTTTATACCCCATAAAAAAAGGCTTTTTATACACCATCCGCCTTATGCCAAATATTTGTTTGGCTTATGTATCGTTTTTTTATGTTGTCGAATATATTTTGTATGTATTATCATTTTTTTATGTTGTCGAATATATATTTTGTATGTATTATCATTTTTTTATGTATTGTATATATTCATTAATGTTCATTAAATTAACCCATTAATTCCGTTATATGAATGATTTTTTCTAGAGGTTACCTGATATGTGTTTGAGAATGAACATATTTGTTTTTTTATTTTTTTATCGTATTCTTTTTTTTGTAGCATTCTTTTTTTCCATTTTCGTTGAATTATTACTATCCAATATGTTTTTATTATTACATGTTTATATGTTCCATCTTCATTGGTAATAATTTGCATTATATTGACTGGTTTATTGAAATAATATATTATATCAATAAACTTTGATATGTCTTCATTGTTTAATTTATAGAATGTTGTATTTTTTATTGTTTTTACCTCCAATATTTTTTTTTCGTCTTCGTAAATATATTCACAATAACAACCGATATAATATTTTTTAGGGATACAATCATAATCATTGGAATCCAATATCTCATCATATATTTCATTATATAAATCATAATCCAATATTTCATATTGTTGTTGTTCTTGTTGTTCTTGTTGTTCTTGTTGTTCTTGTTGTTCTTGTTCTTGTTCTTGTTCTTGTTCTTGTTCTTGTTCAGTTTGGTGGTAACCATAGATAGCAAAATCGTCATACCAGCAATCATGTTCTTTATCATAATCTCTATGATTATAACAGAGAACATGAAATAGAGCATCCTCTATCATACTATCTATTATACTCTCCATTTCCATTTCCATTTCAGTTCTCATTTCCATTTCCATTTTCAAGCCAAGTTATTCGAGTAGTTGTTATGTATTGTATTAGTAATCTAATAATACCTTTTATTTTTTGTAAAAAAAGTCAATCAATTTTATGATTGAGGTACAATATTATGAAAATTATCACCCGAAATTTTTACACCACTTGTCTATGTTTGAAGGCCACTCATATTTTGTTTTACATTATGTATTTTGACAGTTGCGGTATCTTTCATTCCTACTACTTGAGATGTTATATCCTTTCCGATTTTTCCAAGTTCTGTTGTCAAACCCGTTTTTATCTTTGAAAAAGAACTGGCGATATTACTTAGATTATCTTTATTTATTACATTTGTTATTTTGGTATTATTTGAAAGATTGGTAATCGCATTATCCATTTTGTTAGTATAATGTTCTCCTTTTTTTGTCAATATATCAAACAAATCATTTATATAATTATATTCTTTTGTTCTTTCATTTTGTTTTTTTCCCATTTCTGTTTCTATGATTCTAATATTTATATAATCACCTCCAAAAATAACACGTAAAATATTGTTAATATCCGTCAAATATTTCAAATATTTATTGTCATTATTTTCAAGAGTTTCAACAATACTACATATATTAGTTTTTACACGTTTATCAATTACTGTTTTTATTTTTTGATATTTGTTATACACACTTATGTCTTTGTATAATAGAGCCTTATTAAATAAGTATTTATCTGTTTGTCCATCTTTTCCTTTTTCTACATAAATATATTTTTTATATTTTTCTTCACTGGTATAGACTTGATATTTTTGTTGTAGTGATTCATTATTATTTAATTTTTCAAACTCTTTTATATCAGGAGGTGGAACCATACCAATATTTGAACGGTCTATATACGACAATCCCATCATTGGAAGTTTGAATTTATATCTATAAATACACCATATTGCAATCAACACCATAAATAGAATATATACAGGTATCAAAATCATTTTAATCGGTCCAGCATAATTATTATCTCCTGAATCATGAATATTACTTGTAATATTTTTTAATCCTGTAAGTAAAATATATATGGAAAGAATTTCCATAATAAAAACCATTATAAACCAACATATAGATTTGAATACATACACTGGTAATTTCCATCGGCTGCTTGATTCAGGAATATCATATAATTGAGTATATATAATGTTATTTATAAAATCCTTTTTAGAAGAGTAGTTTTTTGTATTACTATATATCGCAAAAAGTATTGTATATGCGAGATAAAAAACCGCAATAGTGGTAGCAAGAGGTATCAACGCTAATGAAATATAAAATTTAAATAACCAATATAATATCCAAACGATAATTTTAAAAATGACAAATATTACAGATGTTTGCGTTCCACCAATCCATTTGAACCACGATTTTTCCCATGAAGCCTTATTGTTCTCAACATCAGAAACTTGTAATAAAGATGAAATTAATCCTAATAAATCGCCATTTTCTCCAATATTGTGTTTAAGGAATGATAAAAACATAAATATAAATGTTACAATTGTTGCAATTTCTGTATATCCTAACCAATTACCTTCTATTTTGAATAATTTTGTTATTTCACTATCAACTTTTAGTATTTTAACAAATGGAACTGATAATGTCATAAAAAAAGAAACGTAAAAATTAAAAAAACTGCGTCCATATTTATGTAACACATAATAAAATAATATAATAGTCATGAAAAAATAAATATACGGGGGTATAAATTGAGATATTAAACCAAAGAAAGGGAATGTGCGAATAAATGTTTTTACCGTATTTAGCCAAGTATATATTATTTTTGTAGGTTTGAATAAATATTCAAATAAAAAATCGGTTTTGTGTTTTTCATAATAATGAAAATAGTTTTCCCAATCTGGAAACATAGGTATTTTACATTCTTCAACAAAAGGTACTTCTTTTGGTTCTCCTGGATTATTTTTATGTGGCATATCTTCATAATCCATAAAAAAAAACATATAATAAACATTATATACAACATATAACAATACAGGTATCATTAAAATGCGATATATTTCGTTTTTAATGATTCTTGCATAATTTAATAAATCTTTATGAGCATTATTCCTATTTTTTTTTTGATAATATTCACATTCTGATAATGGTATATAATAGTTCTCCATTTCTGCAGTATTTGAAAATGTATCAGATAAAATATAATCTTGTAAATACTGTGTATATTTGGGAGGAGTCATATCTACATATGGATTCAAAGCAACGATTGGTATTTCAATATTTCCGTCAGTGTTTATTTTAGAATATCGAAAATTATTACCAAATAAAAATGTTTCAAAAATATTTTTTGCCAGTATTCGATTATCTTTACCATCTACAATTGTTACATATTTATTCGTCGTTTCATTATATTTATTTCCTGTCGCATCTGCATTTTGTTGTAATAAAATATAAAATATATGATTGAAAATGGCGATATGTGTCTTATCCAAATGAACCCCAAATGAATTATAATATAAAAATTCTAGTCGGTTTAAACAATTCGTATATATTGTTCCCACTCTTGCTTGTATTTCTTTAAATCCTATGCTATTTATTCTTGTATCACTACTTGAATAAATTTTTTTAAAAAGACATAATGAAAAATATTTAATAACATAATCCAAATAATCTTTTATTGTTCCACTTTCGGTTTTTGTAGTATCTACTGAAAAAACATAATTTTTGTCTGCTGTTTGTGTTGCTGTTACCGACGGCAGCACCGTATTATTAATATTAAATGCCAAATCTGTATATTTTGTTCCATTTATGTTTGTATAATAATTATCTATATTCGTTTTTGTTGATCTATATAGCATATCCTTATCATATATTAGAGCTTTGTCAAAAAGAGACATTTTATCAGTATTAGTGGCAAGACCACTGACAGTAGGAATTGGAAAATAATCATCCTTTAATTTAAAATAATTAAATTCTTCTGTATTGTCCATTTTAAATCTTGCAAGATAATCATATTTTTGTTTATAATCTGATTCTGTATTTTCAAATGGAGATTGAAACGTTTCATCATGATCACCATAAAATAGTTTTACATTTATTTTTAATATTTGTTTTTGTATATCTGGGTCATTCAATAAATTATCAAATTCATTATTAAATTCGAATAATTCATCGTTATTAATTGTTCTATGAAGTTTTGTTTGATAACGATTTAATCGTTTTGTATAAAAATTACCTACTTTATTTGCAATATCTTCATTCTTTATAAATTCTGGATGATTTTTTTTAAATGAATCGATGGTTTTCATCAAATCTGGTTGTTGTCTCAACGAGAATTCTTCTTTTTTTGAAAAATTTTCTATCCAAAAAAACATTTTATCAGCAGTATTTTTATAACTGTTTTTTGTTAAAACTTCCTTTTCATTACAATTATCAATTTGTATTAAAAAACAAGTCATTAATATATCATAAATAAAATTTTCTAAAATCGAATCAAAATTTGTAATCGGATATGATAAATATCCCATTAATTTTTCTAACAGTGTTTTTATGTATGAGTAATCATATGATAGGTTCAAAACACTATGATGATGAAAATAATCAATTCCTTGCCATTCAAATCCTTCAATAATGTTCTCTTTTGTTGGATTTGGATTTGAATCTGTATTCTTTAAAATATCTAACATTGGCATATTTGAGAACCCTTCGATTTGATTTCGAATCTGATTTTGATTTGTATTTGAAATAGGTATTGAATTCGTTTTTAATGGTTCTTTTTTTCGCCATTTACTCGTCATAATATATATTTAATATATGAATATATATTATATTGCGATTATCTTGCATATAACATACCGCAATTACCACCAACAAATGATAAAATATTATATCTTTCTTCAAATACCTTCATGTTATAATTATATTCAAATAGACGCCAATTGGATTTTGATGTTCCAACAGGATTACTATTATCATCGCAAATTATATTATAACTTATATTTTCAACATCAAATGGTGGAATATAGGTAGACACTTCTAATTCAACAATTCGAAATTTACTTAAATTAATTGCACCAGATGGTTGATATTCAAAAGGGTCGGTATTTAAACAAAAATTATAACAATATAAACCGTCTTTTGCACATCCCTTTGTTCGAACATATTTTTCAATATAATTATATACACCCGCTTCTAATATATTTTCACGATAATCTCCATTAAATACAATCGCCATTGTTTCTAAAATTTCTTTTTGATTATCAGATGATAATTTTCCAGTTATAAAAATGCCACTTGATAATAATTGAGAACCTAGTGGGTTTTGACCTGGATCGATGATTACCGGCATTTGAACATCCGATGGAATATGTTGATATGCCCAATTTGTATAATTCGACCATTCATTTCTCATATTTACATCATTTCTTTGTAAATACATCATCCAATTTGCAACCATTCCAGATGATGTTAATTTCACTTTCTGTGTTCCAGTAATATTTTGATAATTATATTCAAATACATCTTTTACTAAATATACTTGGTCTTCCGCTGCAAACATTCTCGATTCATCTGCTGACAAAAAACAATAAGTCGATAATAAATGAATATCTGCATTCCATAAATTCGTTTTAATTGGATATGCATCTTTAACAGATAAATCTGCTGGAGGAGTTTGTAAAAACTGATACATATTGAATTGTTCAAGATTAAAATCTGGTTGAATATATGGATAATTATTTGCTACATCAAATACATCACGCACTCTAAATAATTCATTTATTGGACGAAATGTCACATTTACATATAATTCATTATATTGTAATGCAATCATGGGAAATGCACATCGACTATTTAATGTAAACCATGTATTTATAGGAATATATAATTTCCTTCCTCGAATCGATGGTTCCGCAACATCTGTTGATCCTTGATAATATGCAGAAGGGTATGCATTTGTTCTTCCATATGCATTTCCTGGATTATTTAATTCATTTATATTTCCAGTCATTTTATCAAATAATTCTTTCTTCTCAGATGAAAAGTCTCGTTCAACCATCGCACGTATATATTCGCCACTGTATTTTTGAATAAGTTGAGAACCACAAGTAATGGTTATTTCAGTAATCATATTTGTCCCGAGTTCATCAATCCATTTGAAATCATATGGTGCCCACATATTACCTGTTTTTACAGATGGATTATAAATAGGTGACCAAATTGTCGGCAGATTTATAACAATATATGTATCCATTAACAATTCTGCATATCGTGGCATTTTGAATGTAAATGTCGATGGTTCAGTCAATCGTAAATCTCTTAAACCGTCATAATCGATTCTAAATTTTTGTAATCCAAAATTCGTATACTTTGCATATGTTACTTTAAAAAACGTTTTTGTAGGATTTCCTGTTAATATTATATTATTATTTCCTGTAGATATAAGATTTAGTAATCCTCCTGCCATATTACGTTATATTATATTATAATATAATAATACTATATTTTTTATTTTCATTTATACTATATATAGTATATATATGTCGTTATTAAAGAAAATAATATATGGGTTTATTTTTGTCATATTATTTTATATATTATTTCGACTTATAAAAAAAAGAACAAATATTTTACAATCAATGAAAGAGGCCAAATATACAGAAGGTCTTTCCACTATATCCAATATCTCTAATGTTTCTGTAAAAAAAATAATGACAGCTAATTTAGTAAATGAAATAACAGAGAATCTTTCTGAAAAGAGATATTATAAGAATGATTCTCTATTAAATATGTATCATATAAAATCGTCATACAATTCAGCATATAGTGGTAAAGATATATCAACTGATATGGTATTATATCTATTACATCGTGGATACCGATTTTTAGATTTTGAAATATATTATGATTATCCTTCCGAAAAAATGGCAAATCAAAATAACACACCAATAAAAAAAGCGGTTGTCGCTTTTGCGGATGGTTCTACTACATCCAAAAATAATTTAGAATTGAAAGATATTTTAGAAATTATTTATTTGAATGCATTCTCAAATGCATCTAACAACAATGATCCACTTTTTATTCAAATTAGACCGATGTACAATATACCAAGAAGTAAAGATACGGCTGATGAAAAAAATAAGAAAATCGGTGAAAATACTCAACTGAATACACAAATTGAACAGGCATTAAGTATATCTACTTCTTATAAATATAATGATGCAGTCGATGGATTAACACCTATCAAAAATTTATTTAAAAAAGTAATTATTATTATGGATAATGTGAGTAATCCTTATACAAATTTGAAAACAGAAAATTTAATTCGTATGATAAATATGAATCCTGAAAATATGACATTATGTAATGCCGCATCTTCACTAGATAATTGTAATAAAAATAATAATATCCTTATACAAGTTAGACCAAATGATTTAAATAACAAATTATTATCACAAAATCCACATTCATTAAAAATAATATCCGCCACATCTTGCCATTTTTGTCCAATGATGGCGTGGTTCTCAAGTTATATTGGTGGCTACTCTTCTGCAGGTTTATCTCAATTAGGTGATTATGAAAGTTTGTTTTTGAATGCTGGTGGTTCTGCCTTTATATTATTATCTGAAGCAAAAACATATTCAACCTATAATGACCCATCTAAAATAAATGATAATAAATTGAATTTTTCTTAAGAAAACATTTTATACTGGGTATACAAAGTATATACAAAATACAAAGGGTCTATTATAATATATTATAATTATATAATATATTATAATTATATAATGGTAAATACCAAATACAAAAACAAGATATGTGATAATCAAATGTCATTTGATGAATGTGAATTGGCAATATTGCGACATGCAGTAGATGAAACCGATGAATTACAAAAACAAAAAATAGCAAATAGTGAAGATGTAAAACGAATGATAGAAATTTTAGAAGATTTTTTAACAAAAAAAAAATTGGTTTGTTATGGTGGAACTGCAATAAATAATATTTTACCAAGATATGCACAATTTTATAATAGAGAGATTGAAGTGCCTGATTATGATTTTTTTTCAGATAATGCAATGCAAGATGCAAAAGAGTTAACCGATTTATTTTATAATTCGGGATATTTAGAAACAGAAGCAAAATCTGGAATTCATAAAGGAACATACAAGGTGTTTGTGAATTATATCCCTATGGCAGATATTACACAAATTCATCCCGAATTATACAAATCTATTAAAAGAGAATCAATTACTATAGCGGGTATAAAATATGCTCCTCCAGATTATTTACGAATGTCTATGTTTTTAGAACTTTCAAGACCTGCTGGTGATGTATCACGTTGGGAAAAAGTATTGAAACGATTGACACTTTTAAATAAATATTATCCTTTAAAATCATCAATCGATTGTCATAATATGGATTTTCAAAGAAGAGTAGAAACAGTTGATTCGTCAGAAGGTGAAAAAATGTATTCAATTGTTCGAAATTCGTTTATTGAACAAGGTGTCATTTTTTTCGGTGGATATGCCATGTCTTTATACACAAAATATATGGAAGAAGATAAAAGACAACTTATGAATAAAATTCCTGATTTCGATGTTTTATCTGAAAATCCAGATAGATCAGCATTAATTATAAAAGAAAAACTGGAAGAAAATGGTTTTAAACATGTTCAAATTATAAGTCATAATAATATAGATGATGTTATACCAAAACATATACAAATTACTGTTGGAAAAGAAAGCATTGCATTTATATTTCAACCAGTCGCATGTCATAATTATAATACAATCAAAATAGAAAATCACGAAATTAATGTGGCAACTATTGACACGATGTTATCTTTTTATTTAGCATTTATTTATACAAATAAACCGTATTTTGATAAAGATAGAATATTATGTATGGCACAATTTTTATTTGAAGTAGAAGAAAAAAATAGACTAGAACAAAAAGGATTATTAAAACGATTTAGTATCAATTGCTATGGAAAACAGCCAACCATTGAAAGTATCCGTGCTGAAAAAGCTGAAAAATATAAACAATTGGCAAATAATAAGAATACTCGTGAATGGAATGAATTATTTTTCAAATATAATCCAGGAAATGAATCTACAAATGAATCTATAAATGAATCTACAAATGAATCTACAAATGAATCTACAAATGAATCTACAAAACAATTTAAAAAATACAAAAAAAATAGAATTTCGAAATATAAAAATTTGCCAAATAATGAAAATAAAATGAAATATATTCCAGAATATAAAGTGAATTTAACCAAACGATTCAAGAAAAAAAAGAAATCTAAACGTAATACTAGACGTTTCAAATTTCGGTCATTTTTTGATATTTGAATTTTCTTTTTGAATATATTTTATTCATCATTTTGTATCTATATAATATATTATGCGAAAATCACAAAAAAAGCAAGATAAATCATTTATTATGGCAAATACGAAATTTATTTCAAAATTGAATAAAACAATAAAAAATAAATCATCCATAAAAAAGTGCGAACAATTTTGTAAGAATGATTACCAACCAGAAACAACAAAATGGTTAAAAAATATATCTAAAAAATGGAAGATTCCATATGTTTCACCTACAAAAAAACATCTAAAATATAAGTTAGACCTTTGCAAAAAAGCATTTTGTAATGAAAAATGTATTGGTTACGGTAAAATAGATAATCCTCCAAAAAACGCATTTAGAGAATCTTATGGTAAAAAAAATATTGATATATTGAAAAAAAAAGGGGCTTTGTCTGGTTGTATAGATGAAAATAATTATGATGTTTTACATAAATAAAGTCTCACATTTGCGAAATAATATCTATAGATTTATGAAAACTGTAAAAGGACGAAGCAAACAATGCACTTTTCAAAAGTAAACCCAACAAGTTGAAATTGCCGTCTTCTCTATAAATAGATAAAAAGGTGAATTTTTTGAAAATCATCGTATTTATAATAGGTAATTGAAAAATGAAATATAATAATAATATTATAATTGGATTTTGAAATTCATCAAACCAATAAACCGCTTTTTTTTCACGCATTTTTTTGGCTTCATGTTCTTTTATTTTATGATAATTGTTTTCTTCATATTCATGAATGTAATCAGATGTTAATTTGGGTTTAGGAATATAATTTGGTTGTATTTGTTCATCTTGCATATGTTCAGAAATATTCATAGGAATATCTCTTTGTGGTAATCGTTGTTGAATCATTGTGTTTTTATATTGATTTTCTACATTTTGTGTTTGTTGAGGCTGAGGCATCGACATTCCACCTACTGGTGGAGGAGGAATTCCATATGGATTTGGATGACCATTAATTGGAATATACATATCTGTTCCTGCTCCTAAACCGTTTTGTTCAAAAGAACCACTATCTGGTAAATCAATAATACGAGTCATTGATATATTCTCACTCATAATACAATATATAATATCAATATTGTATTATTTTTACGCATTTTCTTTTAGAGGTTCTCCAATATCAATTATTTTTTTTGTGGAATCACATGGTGCTGAATGGAAACTATATTTATAACATTCTTCACCAAATTTATATGTTTTACCATCAATTTCACTAATAAGAGGACCATTAAAATTCAAACATTGTTTTCCATTACATGCTTTGTAGAAAAAACTGGCTAAACCCAATCCTAATAAAATAGATATAATAGAAATACCAATTTGTGTATTTAAAAGTCTTTTAAAATTCATTATTATATAATATAGAAATACAATAACATTATGTAAAATATATATGTTGGTTTTCTAGGTTTTCTAGAGATTATGCGTTCTGCATTTTTAGATGTTTTCTACGTTCTACGTTCTACGTTATCCACTAGATTTAATGTTCTACATTATAGTTGCGCCGGTATTTTTGATATTTCACTATCTGCTGGACATTTTGTATTGGCTTGTTTAATATTGAAACATGTTCCTGCTGAATCTTTATATTGAATATAATCTACATTATCTGGTTTTGGATAAACATATATAACACGTTTATCAAATTGGTAAATATACACAAAAAATATACCAACGGCTAAACTTAATATAAAAATAGGAATGTTTATATATTTCAAGAAACTCATATATACTAGTTTTTATTATTTTTTATTCTAAATATATAATCTTATTATTGATACTATATAAAAGTCGGCGTTTGAAATGTAAAATGGTTTATTATTTCTTCTTTTTATTATTTTTTGAATTGCCTTTCCCTTTTTTTGAAGAACTACTTACCGGTCCAGGTGTAATAGGTTCATTCAACCAATCGTCCGCATCTTTTACAGTTTGAGATTTTATTGAACTTTTTTCTTGTGTTTCATTACCTTTAAACACAAATTCATTTGGATTATTTGTTTTTTCTAAAACAAATTGCGATTGTTGTGCTCGTTTTTCTTCGAGCTTTTTCAACATTCGTTCCTTATGAGTATTTTTTGCAACCGCATTATTTACTTTATTCATATCCATTTTTGCATTTTTACCACCCATCATTGCACCCATCATTGGATTCATATTTTTCATCATATTCTTCATCATGTCTTGAAATTCTTTACCATTACCCATTCCTTTCATTTTTGATAAAAGGTCACCTGCTTCTTTCATTAATTCTTCTTGAGAGATATTGCCATTTTTCATTTTATTATCTAATTTACCGCTTATTTTTTTTACAAGGTCCATTATTTGTTTCGGGTTTTTCATCATTTTTTTTAAAATATCACCAGTAGATTTCACTTCGCCATCTCCATCATCATTAAATATATCCATTACTTCTCCACTTAATTCTTCTGCTAATTCTTTTGCTAGAGAACCAATTTTTCCGTCAAATAAACCTTTTATATGTCCATGTAGTTCATCTACATTCGGCATACTTGAACTATCAAAATTGAATGTATTCTGTCTTTCGTCAGCGTCAGCAGAGGCGTCAGCAGAGGCGTCAGCCTCTGCACCTGCACCTGCAGCTGCAGCAGAAGCAGCTGATCCAAACATTTCTTCAAATACCTTCTCCATTTCAGGTGATTGAAATCCGTCGGCGAATTTTTTCGCAAACTCTTCATGCTCATCTGTTTCAGATTCCGCATCATTTTGATGAGATATATTTTTAAAAAAATTACCAAGACCTTCAATTGTCTCTGATAATTTACTTTGTAATTCTTCTTCGTTTATTCCTTCAAAAATAGATGCAGCATCACCAAATGATGCAGATGTTTTAATACTACTCATAATTGTTATCATTATTAATTGTAAATATTTCCACATTGTCTTTTTGGTATTCTCTGTAATATCTGTTATAGAAAAAAGTATTTTGAATTCGACATTTGGTAAAAACAAAGTATTTATTTCCGAAGAAGAACTAAAAATATCATCATTTTGATATAATATATCAAAAAATCTTTCTGGATAAACTGTAAAACAATAATTAAATAATTCTTTCATATTTTCTCCTGGAATTAACCAATGTTCCCATAAATTGGCGAATTCAGGAAATGTCGTGGATAAATCCCGTAAAAAATCACCCATTACTAATGGAAACTTTTCAGGCATTTCATTGTTATTTTCTAAATTCGGGTTCTCCATTTATTATTATATTATTATATTCTATTTTATATATTTTAACACATAAATTATATATACGTTTGTTTTTGTAATAACTATATTTTTATTAATGATATAAAGATTTATAATATATAAAATATATAAAATGAGTTTAATAGAATTAATAAATAATAATACAACAGATAAAAATACAACACATTCTTATTTAGAACTATATGAAGGATTGTTAAAAAGAAAAAAACACACTGCTAAAAATGTATTAGAAATAGGAGTATCTAGTGGAGGTAGTATAAAATTATGGCATGACTATTTTTCAAATGCGACAATATATGGTATAGATATAACTAGTAATATGGATTTCATTCAGGAAAAAACCATTATAAATAATGATAAAATTAAATTATTTATGTCAACTGATGGTTATATTAATGATTTTGTTATTACTAATTTTTTAAATAAAAATATACAATTTGATTTTATGTTAGATGATGGACCACATACATTAGAAAGTATGATACTATTTATAATGTTGTATTCTCAAATAATGACCGATGATGGAATATTAATAATTGAAGATGTCCAATCATGGGATTGGATTGATACACTTAAAAATGCGGTTCCAACCCATTTAAAAGAATTTATCAAAATATATGATTTACGAAGCAATAAAAATCGATATGATGATATTGTTTTTACAATAGATAAAAGTAATTTATACCAGTGAAGATTTATACCAGTGAATATTTAAAAATGTCCCATTTTAATTCTTCAAGGGTTTATAATTATTTTTTCAACATTATATAAAGATATAAATAATAATATTATTATTATTTATAATATTATTGGAATGCAACATGAATTATGTAAATGGAAAAAACATATGTCAAATGATGATTATATATATTTCATAAAGTATATTGACAATGCTAAAAATAATTTGCCAAATAATAAATTATTGCTGTTTTTTGGTAATGAAATTGGAAAAAAAATGTTAATGCGTGAATTATCAAATTATTTAGGCAATGATCAATTTATGTTATGTGATACTTATGGATGTGCTTTTTTTAGACCAATTGTGAAATTAATTTATATTCCAGGAATAGATAATTACCAACCAAAATGTATTCAACAATTAGTAAATGTTATTTATTATGGTCAATCGATTATTGCAGAAACATATAATATTGAAAAAATAAATAAAATCATTTTGGACAACAGTAAAACAATCAATCTAATATGAAATGTGATATGAAATATAACATATATCACCTGTTTTATTTTTCATGTATTCACATAAAGGTAAAAATAATAATAAATAATATAGACAATGATATTATTTATTATTTTACTATTACAATTATCAATTGCTTTTTTTCATCATTGCAGTATTAAATTGCCATTTAAGGCGCCAATTAAGGGACGATTTATCGGTGGAATTAAAATGTGTCAACATTTAAAGAAATGTTCTCCATTTATTATAAAAAATCTAGAAATAAACACAAAAATAAATTATAATATTACAAATAATATTACAAATAATATAATAAATCAAATATCTGGATTTTATGGATTGATTGGACCAGACATTGACAAAAATTCTATAAAAACATTGTATGAATTATTTACAGGAGATGGTATGATTCAAGGCGTTTTTTTAGATAAGGGTAATATTACATTTGTAAAACATATTTTGAGAACAGAAAAAATAGTATATGAAGAAAAACATGGTAGGTTCTCAAAAAACTTGTTAATAACTGTGTTTTATATGTTAATGAATAAACTCAATTTATTACCGAATGTTCTTGGATTAGCAAATACAGCATTCTTAAATATAGAGAATGATACCTTTGCTCTTTTTGAAAGAGATTTACCATATCAAATAGATATTAATTTTACAAATAAACAATTGAGAACTATAAAAAAAATTGATATACAAGGTATTGAGAACTTTTCTGGTCATTCAAAATATATTGATAATATTGTTCATACAATTGATTATGATTTTCTAACAAAAACGGTATCTTATATTACTTTCGATAACAAATTTCAAGAAATAAATAAGGTTTTTTTGAGAACATCATATATTCCTATTATTCATGATTTTGCTGTTCTCAAAAAATGGTTTTTATTTATTGATTCTCCGTTTATATGGAGTCTCTTTTCACAATTTCCTGTTGTATTATCAAATAAAAAAAATACATATATTCACATATACAATAAATATACGAATGTAATAACTAAATTTGAATGTTTAACATCATTTACTTTATTTCATTATGCCGATATAATAGAAAATAATAATATGATTCATATTTATGGTTCTCAATATGAAAATATGAAATTCTATTCATTAGAGCTTCAAGGAAAATATAGAAAAATAATATTGAATTTACATACTGGAATTGTTTTTATAAAAAAAAATCCAGAATTGGAGAACATGAATTTGGATTTTCCTTTAAAATGGAAAGAGTTTGTTTTACTGAGATCAATCGAAAATCAAAGAATAAAAGGCTTTGTTTTATGTAAAGAATTGGATATTGTAAAAAATATTCATCTTCCACAAAATAGATTCTTTTGTGGAGAACCTTCTATTATTGAAATTTCTGGCTCTCCCTTTTTAATTGGGTTCTCATATGATTCTTTTGAAAATGGATTTTTGATTCTATTAGAATTATTTAATGGAACATATATTGAAATACCTCTTGTAAATAATATTCAATTAAAAATTGGATTTCATTCTGCGTTTTTCTCTGATAAAAAATAATAGTACTATTTAATTCATAATTATGGTTCTCAAATTATAATTATATTATACTATACTATATAACTAAAATGGGTAAATATAGTTGCGAAAAATGTGCTAAAACCTTTTCTCAAAAATCACACTACGACAAGCACATTAGTCGTAAAAATCCTTGCGAAATTCAAATAGATAAAATCAAGGCGTTAATAGATAAAGCAGTAGATGATAAATTGATTGATTTACATATAAAATTGAAACTAAATAATAATGAAAATAATATTACAATCAACATAGCAGAACAAATGGATATTTCAAAAATGAGTAAATTAGAATTATTAAAGAAATGTGAAGAACTTGGAAATACAAGGTGTAGTTCAAAAAATAAAGCACAATTAATAGAAGTTATTAACTCCAACAATAAAACAAATAATAATACTGAAGAATATAAAAATGTTTTAATAAATCAAGATGTTATTAATAAAACAACCACATCTCTTATTGAACATATAAGCGAAAATGTGGTAATAACCGAAAATGCACCAACAACCATTAATTTATTTAAGGGGGATTGTCTAATTGAAATGGCAAAAATAAAGAGTGGTTCAATAGATATGATATTATGCGATTTACCTTACGGCATAACAAAAAATGAATGGGATATAATTATTCCATTTGATAAATTATGGGAACACTATAATAGAATTATAAAGGACAATGGTGCTGTCGTATTATTTGGTTCTCAACCATTTACATCCTTAATGATTACAAGCAATTTAAAAAATTTTAGATATTGTTTAGTATGGGAAAAAAATAAATTTTCGGATTTCTTAAATGCAAAAAGAAAACCGATGAAAACCAATGAAGATATTGCTATATTTTATAAAAAACAACCTACATATAATCCACAATATTGGTATTCAACACCATATACACGATGGAACACACAGTTGGCTGTTGATAAACAAACTAATTATGGTAATCACAAAGAAAACTTTGTTGAAAGTTTAGATGGAAAAAGATTACCAACTACTGTATTGAAGTTTAATCGCATAGAAAGACCAAAACACCCAACACAAAAACCAATTGATTTATTAGAATGGTTGATAAAAACATATTCTAATGAAGGAGAAGTAGTATTAGATAATTGTATGGGCGTAGGTTCAACTGGAGTTGCTTGTAAAAATTTAAAAAGAAGTTTTATTGGAATTGAATTGAATGATGTTTATTTTGATATAGCGAATGAATCGATTCATAGTTAAATAGTTCCCAATATAAATATAAAATCAATGAATTTAGTTACACCGACCAAAAAGAAAAATGAGACAAACTTTCTATAAAAAAATAAAAATTTAATTACTCAAATCTCTTTTCAATGATGTAAAAGCACCCCTAAGGGCATTAGACTATTTCACAATTACATTTCTGTAATGGTTAGTCTATTTTATTGAAATTTGTATTCTCTTCTATACTTTTCAGGTCTTTCTCCTATTTCTATATAAGAATTAAATACTTTTTGGATGTTTTTACATCCATTTTTATCACGATTTATACATCCCTTCCTATTATTTTCCATTTTATATGTTAGGATAGAATGTATTTTTCGTTCTTTCTGTTTTTTGTCTTTCTTAAATTTCAAATATAAATTTTCACAAGGTTCTTCGGTTTTATAGGATAAACAAGAGGTTCTAAATTCATCTATATTATAAACTCTAAATGTTTCTTGTAATTTTCTTTTCAAAGTTAAATTTGGTGTTGATATAAAATTTCTCATTTGTTTTCCTATACTCCAGTCTCCTATTATAATAATGTGGTCTTTGCTGTATTTTTTTGCTATTTTATTCACCATATTATCTTCTGTTCGTTTTTTATTGATATAGGCATACCATTTATATTGACGAAATTTAATATCTTGATATAATGGAACTAATTTTTCATTTGCTTCTATTTTGGCTGTAATATATTCTTGGAATTTTTCTATATTACAGGTTTTTGAATTATATTTATTTAATCCTTCTTCTATTTTCGTAATTTCTATTTTATTCTTGTAATTTTTCAATAATGCCTGATATTTTAATCTTTTTGTTTCTTTCAAATATTTTCGGTTTGTGTAAGAAAAATAATTACTATCATCATCCATCATAGAAAATAATGCTCTTTTTCCAGGGTCAATAAAAATATGTTTCCCTTCTAAAACCTCTTTGGAAACTTCATCAATATAAGGAAATTCAGGATTTTCTTTTTTTTCTTCTTTCTTTGATTTTTTTGGTTTATCTTTATTTTCTAATCGTTTCTGTTTTATTTGTTCTGTTTGTAATGCTTTTTTATCGTCTTTAATTATATCTTTTTGTTCTTTTGTTAATCCTTGTAATGCTTTTTTTCCTGCTTTTTTCTTATCTTTTTTTGATTGTTCTTCCTCTACAAAATCCTTATGTAAAAATCTTAAAGAAGTAGAATATCCATCTGTAATAATAGTATAATCAAAAACATAATTCTTTCTGGTTTGTATTATATTGAAAAATGTATTCCAAATAAATTCTTTGTTTTGTTCTAATTGATTATACAAATCTTGTTTGGTTTTATTCTTTATTTTTCCTTGATTTTTTCCTTTTGTTATTTCTTTAGAATTCGTAATCCAAATATCTAATAATTTTTGATGTTTTTTAGTATCAATAAATAATTCAACTAATGCTTTTGTATCAACTTGAATATGTCTCGGTATAGAATTAGTTTGTATAGGAAAAAACTGAAAGGATTTTCTTTCTATTTTTTCTAATTCTAAACAAATAAAAATCATATGTTTCAAATACTTATAAGGAGTAATTTTAATATCATAATAGTAACTTATTTCAAAAGTTGCCGGAACAATTTTATTACGAAATTCTTTTAACCAAGTATGGTATTTTTTATCACAAGTTAAAGTATTATTGATAATATCATTTTTTACTAAATTGATTTCTTTATAAAGTTGTTTTTTGAATTCTTTATTTTGTATTTGGTCTTGGTAAATATGTTTGAAATAATAATTTATAAATCTTTTTATATAATCAAAAAAGTGTAATTTAATATTATTTTCAATAGAAGTAATCATAGTAGTAGAATAGTAATCTAAAATAGAGGATAAATTACTACCATCTTCCAAATTAAAAGAATGTAATTGTTGAAATTCCTTTAATAAAACCGCATTATTCCCTTTAGGTTTTTGACCGGAAGAAGGTAATAAAATAGATTTCATACACATAGAAATAGTATCTGTTGTAATTTCAGGAATGTCTAAACCTTTATGATATTTATCAAGAACCCATAATCTCAATAAAAAATAAGTTTTTGTAGTAATTTTATTGGTTCTAATAATAGCATTTTGCAGAATTTCCATATTTTCATTAACTTCTTCTTTGTCGTTATAAAGAATAGAAGTAATAGGAAGTTTCAAACACCGATATTTATCAGGAGGTTCTTTTTTGGAAGACATCCTATATAATTACTAAAGATTATTTCTTTAAGTAAATATACGCAATTATTATATTATCCTAAATCATTCATAACATTCAACTTTTTTGCCTTTGTCATTATATACCCAAATTTCGCATTCATAACCTAGTTCTTTTACTGATTTTTGCTTTAAAAATATAACATCTATATCTTGTGTTATGGTATATGTTGATTTTACTTCTATAAATTTATTTTGTGAAATTATAAATATATCCGGTAAATAAGTATGATTTGTTCCATCTGGTTTTATATAATCAAATACAGGTAGATGTTTATTTTCAATATCTGTTTCGTCAATTTCTTTTGTTAAATCATCTAACGCATAATTTTCATAACCCATATATTGTATAACTTTACCAGATGGTAAAATATAATCTTTTAATCTACATCCTGTAGTAAATGCTTTTTTTTGTATTACTGAATTTTTCATAGGATTTGAATATCCATATATTGATATGTTTGTCTGTTTTATTTTATCTTTAATTTTTTCACTTCTAAATGGATTAGAACAACCTAAATTTTTTATATTAGTTTCCTCTATTTTCATCTTTACATCTGGATTTAAAAATGGATTTCTAAATCCAGTTTTTTTCTCATTATTTTCTGCTATTATTTCTAATAATTCTTTATTTTGAGTAGGTCTGTTTGTTCCCCAATTTTGATTAGATGTTTTCACTATTTGTTCTTGAATAATTGAACTCTGTACAGCATAAGGAACTCCGTGATTTTTAATACAAGTTTGCTCCTTTTGTTTTTTAATTGTTTCTAGTTGAGATATATTTTCAACGCCATATTTTTCTTTAAAAGTTGATATTTTCTTTTCATTACCTTTTTTCAAAGCACATATATCGCAGTATCCTCCAATTTTTAATAAATTACAAAATTTTCTTGAAAACTTATTTATACAATTTTCTGTTTTACAATTACCTTCTATAATAAAATGTGGATGTAATTCATCTCTAAAATATTGTCGGTGTAAAATTAAATTTAATGTATATAATGCTTCTAATGTGTATTTATTACTTCTTTTTTTGACACATCTTTCACATTTTCCTCCATATTTATATAATTCCTTAAATATTCTACAAAATATTCCTCTACATTCCGTGCTAGAACAATTACCTTTTATATATGTATTACCGTATATGTCTTTATCAAAAACATTATTTTCATTATCATTTTTTGCTTTTATAGTTATGACTTTTGTAAAATCTATTTGATTTTCTTCACAAAAGGATTTTAATATATTTAAGTCATATTTTGTTTTATTCATTTTAGGTTTTATAAATAATATGGATTATAATTTATATCAATTTTATATTTTATTTTCAGTTTCTTCTTGTTTTATCTTTTCTTTTCGCTTTTGATATGCTCTTTGTCTATATTCCTTTAATTTTTCTGGATTTTCTTCTTTTAACTTTTGTAAATAATTAGAACCTAATTCCTTATATTTTTCTTTATGTTTTTCATAATATCGTTTATGATTATCACCATTTGTATATTTCTTTAATCTTTCTTCTAATTCTGCGTTCTTTTTCTTTAATTCTTCATTTTCTTTTTTTATAATATCAACTTCTTCCATTACTATTGATATTATAAATTATTATATTTTTAAATATTTTTGTGTATATTTATTATGAAGCAACATACTAAAGATTACAAACAAAGTGCTGTTAAATTCTATTTAGAACATAATGAAGATATGCGTGATACTTGTGAAATTTTCAAATGTAAGTTTCAATCATTAGCAAGATGGGTTAAAACATATAAAAATCAAGAAGGTAATCTTAACCGCAAAACTCGTAAAAATCATAACTTGAAAATAAGACCAAAAATAGAAAAGTTTGTAAAAGATTATGTAAGAAAATATAACACTAGCACTTTATGGGAATTATCTAAATTAGTAAAAGATGAATTTAAAGTTCATCTTAGTGATACCAGTATTTATAATATTTTACATAAACATAAAATTACCAGAAAAAGATTGAGAAGTAAATATTATCCTGAAAAGAAAGAAGGAGAGGAAAAACAAGATTTGGAAGATTTCTATAAAAAATTAAATCAATTTGATTATAGAAAAACCATTTGTTTGGATGAAACATCTATTTATTTGAATATGACGCTTACCTATGGTAGAAGTAAAAGCGGAACAAGAGTTATAAAGAAAACGAATAAATATCCATACAAACGCTTTAATTTATTATGTGCTATTAGTGCGGATAAAGTTGTTGGATGGAAATTATATCCAGAAAGAAAAGGAGGTGTAAAAACAAAAGATATTTTAGAATTTTATGATGAATTTATAAATGGTAAATACAAAAATCATTTGATTATAATGGATAATGCGGTTATTCATAAATCCAAAATAATAAGAGAAACGATAGAAAATAGTAAAAATGATTTATTATATTCAGTCCCTTATCATCCTGAAACCAATTCAATTGAGGAATTCTTTAGTCAATTGAAACATTACATAAAAAAAGAAAGTCCAAATACTTATGATGATATTTATAAAGTAATCAATAGAACTATCAATACTAAAATAACAGAAGAGCATTTAACGAATTATTTGAAACATAGTTATAAGATTTATAAGTGATAAATAGGTTTTGTCTCATTTTTCTTTTTGGTCGGTGTAATACATTTTTATTTATTGTTTTTTTATGTTTCGTATCATAAACTGGTTTAGATGATGTTCTTTTTCCATCTAATATATAGAATATTTCATCGCAAATATATTCATTTATAAAATCTATAAATATTTTAGTATCTTCAGCGATAGCATTTTCTAAAGTAAAGATACAATTCTTTACATTATAATCAAATTTTTTAAACATTTTGAAATCATTACATGCACGAACATAATAACAACTATCTAAATAGGCTTTACATTCAATAACCGCAACAAATACTTCATTCAGATAAATGTGAACATCTATTTGATGCTGTTTAATTAGTTTTTTTCCATCTGGTAGATTTATTATTAAATCCTTTTTATCGTTATTTCCGCATCGGGCGTGTAAATTTATATTTAATATTTCTCCAATTTTATTTATAGTTGTGCGAACAAATGTCTCAATATCGGAACCCCTCTTTTCCCGCATTTCACCACCACTACAACCGTTATCGTTGCTTTTACACCATTCATCTATAATGTTAGATATTTCAATTTCGGCCCATTGAATCACTGTTTTTTTTATTATATCGTGTTGATTATTCATTTCATTCATTCTTGATTGTGGTATATTTATTATTGAATAAAAACAAATTAATTTTTTTATTCAATTTTACACATATTTATTTGCAGTAAAAGTAGAATGTTTTTAGAAGCGTTAATATCTCTATCCATATTAAACATTACAATATTTATGGAAACTAAAAATAGTTAAAATTAATTATTGTAAAGAAAATTGATTTAAAAATAAAATATTACAATATACTACATAATATGTCTAAAATTAGTTGTGAAAAATGTGGAAAAGACTTTAACAGCAAATCTCATTATACACAACACCAGAAACGGAAAACTCCTTGTGTTAATGAAAACAAAATAAAGGAATTTATTGAAAAATCTGTGGAAGAAAAAATTAACAAATTGATTATGCCTGTATCTATTCCTGCCGTTATACCTGCCATTATACCTGCAACAACATCATTTACGATTGATACATCATGTTTTGATGAAATTAAAAAATATTACGATGAAAACTTAAATGTGGATAAAAGCACTTACAAATCAAGCAACGATGAACCAACCCCTATTGATTGTATAAGCGAAATGATAAATAAAATTCCTACTGACTTATGGAGTAAAAGCGATTTATCTATATTAGACCCTTGCTGTGGTAATGGAAATTTTAGTATCCCAATTTTATTTGAACTATTGAAGCATCACGACAAACGAACAATTTTAGAACAAATTTTAGAATTTAATGATATTAATGAAAGTAGGTTAGAAAATGTTCGTAAAGTATTTTGTAGTGAAACATATAATTTACAAATATCTAATTACGACTTTATTACATATAATAATCCAAAAAAATATGACTTAATCGTCGCAAATCCACCTTATGCTAAACTGTTAGATAATGGTAAAAGAGCATCAAAAAATCACAATCTAATTAAGGATTTTATTGAAAAGGCATTATCGCAATTAAAACCTAATGGTTATTTATTGTTTATTACGCCTGATAATTGGATGTCTTTTGCGGATAGAAATGTATTAATTGAAATCATTACTGGATTACAAATAATACATTTGGATATACATAATGCAAAAAAATATTTCAAAAAAATTGGTTCAAGTTTTACTTGGTATATAATTCAAAATTGTGCGTTTTATAAAAATATAAATGTTTCTGGAACATGGAAGAAAAAGGAATATACAAGTTCTGTTGTATCAAAACAACGCAAATATATTCCATTATTATACAATCAATTAGTCCAAAACATATTATCAAAAACAATAGACAACACAATGCTCAAAAAATTTGAAGTTAAAACCAGTAGCGATTTACATAAATATACAAAAAAACAATTTATTAGTGATAATGCAGACGATACGCATATATATAAATTAATACATACTCCTTGTCAAACTGTATATTCTTCCAAACCACATAAGTATCAAGATGGATATAAAGTATTTATATCTACTACAGATAAATATAAGGTCTTTATAGATAATTGTGGAATGACCCAATCTATCGTATTTATATTATGTTCTAATGAATTACAAGCAAAAAAATATTTACAATTACTACAACATCCTTTGTATGTATTTATAAATAACATTTGCCGTTGGGGCAATTTTAATAATATAAGAATACTACAAAATTTTCCTATACCCACTATGGAATATAGTGGTAATCATCAAGAAATTTATGATTATTTCAATATTACAGAAGAGGAAGTTAAATATATAAATGCAAACTTATAATTTCATTCCTTATATTCAGGATCACAATTATCACAAAGTATAGGATAATTATTATAATTTTTTTTATAATCTTCCAAAAATGTACTTTCGTAAGCGTGATATGTTTGTGTGGTTATTTTTGTTTCCTTACCAAAAATTTCAATAGTCATTTCTGTTTTTGGTAATTCATAACCATACATTTCAATCTTACAACCTAATTCTAAGTAAAAGGCAAAGGTATTATAAATAAACCCATTTGTTTTGGAACAATCGCCAGACTTGCCTCTTTCTTTTACATGGTGTCCGCATAAATACGACCCCACCCTACCTTTTATTCCTGTTCGTGTTCCGCCAATTTTAACAATATTTCCGTTAATTATCAACAAATATAACCATTCGGTTTTTTTGTTGAACAATTCACTTGAAATTTTTGGAACAAATTTAATTATTGTATTTCGTTTTTTTGTTCCTTGTGTTTTTCCAATATTATATATTTCACTATCTAAAACTATATCTGCGACTGGAACAAAATGCTCCTTTCTGTTATATGATTCAAACGGAATAGTTTTATCAACCGAAATTAGTTTAATCCATTTCTTTATTAATGAAGTTTCGTATAGTTCATTAATATTTTCCAGTCCTGTAATATCCTTCGTTTTTTGTATTTCTTCGTTCATTAACAATATTACTGTATTACTTATTCTTTATATTTCAAATCAATTTTTTATAAAATTAACACGCTTTTAGCTGTTAATTTTATAATTTTTTCTTTATTTTATCCACCGAATATTCTTTTTCTACATGTTCATTTTCAAGATTTTCTTTTTTGAAAGGTCTATTTTGTCTTTTTCTTTTTCTTTTTCTTTTTCTTTTTCTTTTTCTTTTTCTTTTTCTTTTTCTTTTTATTCTTTGTCATTCTCTTTCTCTTTTTCATATATTCGTTTTGTTTATTTTCTAGATTTACACTATTTTCATATTCTTTATAACACTCATTTAGCTGTTAATTTTATAAAAATTTCTTTATTTTATCCACAGAATATTCTTTTTCTACAAGTTCATTTTCAAGATTTCTTTTTTTGAAAGGTCTATTTTATTCATAAACATTATTTAGTTCTGGCATTTCAGAAAAATATAAACAAGATTTTATACACCAGAATTGAATGGATTTTTCGATAAAAGTAACAGAAGTATATTGTTCTATATCTTTATCAAAATCATATATTGTTAATAATGTATCATTTTCAGATGGTTCTAAATATAATGGATTCAATTCATCTATATCTACAAACACTGCAAAACGTTTTACTAAATTAGATGTTTTCAATGGTAACGATGAAAAAAACGTATAATTACCTAATTTAGGATGTTGAATTGTTGGAAATATAATAGATTCATTGTCATTTTCATATTCAACCGTTGAATATTCCATCTTTTTTGTATTAAATAAATCAAATAACATAAATCCAGATTTGGATGATTCGATTTGTTTACACATAAATAATATATAGGGTGTTTTTATGATTTTATTCGAAATTACATCTTTTAGATGATAAAAATCTACATTATTTTGAGAACCTGATAATGATATTTCATCGAATATTTTTTCTACAGAATATGAAATAGGAATTGATTTCACTTTTTTTGATATAAAAATCTCATATGGACTTACCCAACAATAATTATTTGATTCTAATGGAATATTTATACGTGTTGCATCATAGACCATTGTTATTTCATTTTCATGTAAAAAAAATCCTTTGAATAATTCTTCATTATAAATATCTGTTGAATCTTCAAAATCATCATAATTTATTTTATTTGTATTTGGTGGATATATATCAAACAATTTTTCTTTGAAGAAATTCATAATATTTTCTTCGATAGAATCCACAGATTTATCATCCATCGATGAATTAGACATTGGCATTTGTATTTGATTGTCTAAAAAAATATTATCATAATTCGGTAATAAGTATGTTTTCGTTAAATCATCATAAATCATTAAATATAATAAATATGGAGTGCATCCATTTCGGATACATTTATAAATACATAAATTCATTTTATATGAAATATCTGATTTTATATCATCAAATCTTTTTTGTAAAAATTTTTCATTGTCAATCGTATATATTTTTCCATCATATTCATATATTGTATTTATTTGTTCTTCTAATAAATCATTTTGAGAACCTTCTGATAAAGAATCTGGGTCTGAATTGGAGTCTGATAAAGAATCCAAATAGGAGCCAGATTCTGAGTTAGAAGAGTCTGAGCTAGAGGAGTCTGAGCTAGAGGAGTCTGAGTTAGACTCTGAATTGAAGTTTGATAAAGAACCTGAGTCTGCATGGGAATCTGTATGGGAATCTGTATGGGAATCTGTATGGGAATCAGAGTGGGAATTTGAGTTGGAATCAGAGTGGGAGTTTGATAAATAATCCGAGTCTGAATTTGAGCCTGACTCAGAATTGGAGTCGTCTGCACGGGATTTATGTTTATTCTTTATACCATCATCTTGTTTATCATATTCTCTATTTACAAATATATTATCAATCATTTCATGTGATTTTTTTAATGTATACATCCGTATATAATGATTATATATTATTTTATTTTATTTTTTATGAAAACAATATAGACATAAATAGAATAATATATTATATTCCAATCCCCCTATAATAATTAAATCGATGTACGCTGAAGAATATTTACCTGAAGATACAGAAGATTATTTTAATGCTTCTGAAATAAGTATTGATGAAACATCTACAATTGATACGGAAACCAAACATCATCTTAAAATGAAAGAAGTATATAAAAGAATGGATAAGGATTATTATTCATATAAAATAAAGGCTGATAATAAAAATATAAAAATTGAATTATATTCAAGTCCATCATTATCCAAAGGTTTTATTCGAAATGCCATAACAGGTATTCGTTCACAATATAAGGTTGGTTCTAAATACGAAGATTTATTTTTTAAAGTGAAGGATATTGCAAGAAAAAATCAAACAGTATTAAATGATTTACCACGCAAATTATTTTATGATTCACCTGAAGAATGTGAAAGACATTTGCATATTATTATTCCAAAAGAAGTTAAAGAAAATTGGGTGAAAAATAAAATATTGATTAAACCCTTGAAGAATTAAAATTGGACATTTTAATTTGTCAAGAGTCAGATACCACTGAAGAATTAAAAAAACTCTATAAAATCCTAAATTGTATCACATAAAGTAACAAAATAAACAAATATAAATATATTATTAATATATTTATATATTAAATGAATTTATTATTATCATTATTCATCATAAAAAAGATATTATATAATAATATGATTTTTATTACAAAAATAAATAACAATAGTAATAAAATCGAAATACTCGAAACAAGTAATATAAAATTATTACATAATTTAGATTTTCATAAAAATACTAATTTAGGAAATGATGAAAGAAACGAAAAATATTTCACAAATGATATATGTGAAATAGCAGAAATCGCAAGAAATATGGATATTTTAGATAAGATAAATAAACTAAAAAAGATACATAATATTCATTATGAAATAGAAAATATGAAAAAAATAAATATTAAACCAGGTAATATTAAATCTGGATTAGTTAGTGATTGGTAAATGTATGATTTACAATGACCAATGGTCAGATATCTTTACTGGTATAATTCTTCAAGGGTTTATATATAGTTATATTATAAATATGCCGTCAAATGGACCAGCAGAGAAAATAATATACGAATTGAAAGGAATTCCTTTATTTACATATGGTATGATTGGGATTACTACATTTGTTTTAGCTTATATTACATTTACTGATGTTGAAAAATCAACTGATAATATTGAAAATCCATTGAATCCTTTATTAGAATTACCAACTACATTATCAAATGAAGTCTCAAATATTTATCAAAATATGGATATATCAAAAGAAGCGACAGATTTATCAAATTCAGTCTCAAATATTTATCAAAATTCGGATTTATCAAAAACAGTGTCAAATATTTATCAAAATGCAGATTTATCAAAAACAGTGTCAAATATTTATCAAACCAATCCTTTATCAAAGGAAGGACAAATGAATGAAGAAAAAGACGAAGGACAAATGAATGAAGAAAAAGATGAAGGACAAATAAAGAAAAAAGACGAAGGACAAAGAGGAGGGAAAACAGAAAAATCTAAAAGGAAAACAGAAAAATCTAAAATGAAAACGAAAACAAAAAAACATAAAACAAAAAAATATAAATCTAACAAATAATTAAACCCTTGACGAATTAAAATGTCCCATTTTAAACCCTTGAAGAATTAAAATGGGACATTTTAATTCGTCAAGGGTCACATACCAGTAACGATTTAAAATGACGCCCTTTGGGGCGTCCCATTTTAAATCTTCATTGGTATAAATCGTTACTGGTATAAATCGTTACTGGTATAAATCGTTACTGGTATAAATTTTCACTGGTATAAATTCATATATATTCATATATAGTATAAGTAATAACTATAAATGAATAAAATAATTGAAACAACCTAATAATTAAATTTCAAACACACAATTTATAGTAATAATGACTTCTCTATAGAAAATAATTGATTTCTTTCTGTAAAAATGATGAAATTAATTATACATTCGATAATTCGAAACATTGTTCTAAAAATATATTCACTTGTGAAATATCTGCACCAACAACGACTTTGTCTGGAATCCATGTAAGATTGCCTTTAAAATAACATAAAATGACAGGTACGCCATTGACCACCTTTTTTCCTTTCAAATAAACATAAATATCAAAACATTCATCAATATCAATAATTGCACATTTGACATTTTGTTTCAATGATAATTTAGAGAACCATTCATATACTGTAGGGTCGATTTTTTTACAAGGTCCACACCACTCAGCACCTAATTTTATAATAAGTAATCCTTGATTTGTTTTCAATAAGTCATTAAAACTCTCTTTGCTAAGTTCAGTAATCACGTTCTCAGGAATAGTTAATGGGTCCATTGGTATGATAACTTTTCTCTGTATATTAGTAAAAGGCATCTGTTTAAACATTTTATATATATTATTTATTTATTTTTATGTAATGTTTTTGTTTATATTTTCGTGCGTAATGAAAACAGTAAAATACTTATTATAATATTATATATAATAAGAATAAAATGAAAAAATGTTCTTCTCAATCAAAAGGGCATAATTTAAATATTAATATGTATTCATTTAAAGAAATCTTGGAAATATTTGAATTATCATATGATTTTGATATTGATGATTTAAAACGAGCGAAAATGATTGTTCTCAAAACACATCCAGACAAAAGCCGTTTGCCATCCAATTATTTTCTTTTTTACAAAAAGGCATTTGATATTGTGCTGGATTATTATAATGAAAAACATAAAGTAAATATAGAAGTTCCACATGAAGAAATCAAATATGAGAACGAGACTCCAGATAAATCCACATATAAACAAGTTGGGAAAACGATGAAAGAATTAGGAACACAAAAATTTCAAGAAAAATTCAACGAATTATTTGAAGCAAATATGGCAAAAAAACACGATGATTCTGTAAATGATTGGTTTAAAAATCAAGATCCTTTATTTCAATATGATGATATTAAATCGACGAATAATTTAGGAATCGCAATGGATACAATCAAATCAAAAACAAATGCATTAATGAATTATAAAGGTGTAGAACATATAAATTATAGTATGGGAAATGAATTATATGACGAAGATTCAACGCAATACGTTCAATGTGACCCTTTCAGTAAATTAAAATATGACGATTTAAGAAAAGTGCACAAAGACCAAACTGTATTTGCCGTATCAGAACGTGATTTTGAAAAAGTGCAGAAATATTCATCAATTGACCATTTGCAAAGAGAACGAGGAACCGCCGTTTTAACGCCGATTGAAAAAACACAAGCGGAACAAATGCTTATCGAAAAAGAAGAGGCAATTCGTAAAACAATGATGGCGAAAAAACACGCCGACCATTTGAAATCAATGGAATATGTGGAAAAAAATAAATCGGTCATGTCATCCTTTTTTCAACTAACATATTGATATAAAATTGAATAAAATAATTTCAATGTTATAATGATAAATATATTAAACGAATCAAATCGAAAAAATGAATATAATAAATCTCAATGAAGTTACAGAGTTCGTAAAAGTAAAGGATATAAAATATTATTTTGATAATGATAAAGATATACTTTGTGAATTTCTAAATAATGTTGTTATAGTAGAAACCTTTAATGGAAAAGGCAATATGTTGTCAGATTTTTCAGACATTTATGTTTTGGTTTCTAAAAGTTCATTTCCATTTGATATATTATCATCAAATCAAATAGTCTCAATTAGTTTATCAGAGGAACAACATAATTTTATAATAGGTTATATATGGATATCTTCTTGTACAAAGACGTGTGAATTTAGTATGCCTTATCATTTTATGAATTTTATTGATACTAGAATATCAGGATTGAATATGACAAAACATATGATAAACAAATATAAATATTATGAAAAATGTCATTTATTTCCATTATATATAATGTGGACATCGGCACAATATTGGAAAAAATATTTTATAGAAGAGTATAAAATACATTCTAAAACAGATTTATTCAAAATGATTACAAATGAACACAAACTAATAAATGTCAATATTGAATGGAAAGAATTATTTTTAGCATTTGATTCATAAAAGCAAAAGCAAAAGCAAAGATCCAATAATAAACATCATAAAAAATCATAAAAAATGCAACGTTTTTTTTTTGTCATTCATTTCTTTTGTTTCTTGTTGTTTTCGCAAATATTCAAAAAGTTCTTTTTTTTCTAAATTAAGCATAGCATAACTATAATCCACAACTCTTTCTTCAATATCACTATAATCATAATATTGATTTATTGTAAGTGGTATAGTAATAAACCAATTATGAACTTGTTGCAATTGTTTCCAATAAATATCAATAGAATATATTTTTTTATTATGTGGTTCTCGAATTAATCGTTGAAGACCATCTTTAAAATTATTAATTAATGTATCATAATAATGTTTTTGAACAATATATCCAGTTGTTGTTTGAACATTAAATACACGAAGACAAAAATCATTGATTTGTTGAAATGGTGGGCATGTATTTCCACCAACGATTAAAACATCCCAATTTAATCTGTTTTTGTTTTTATGTAATTGATAAAATTTAAGAAGGTTCTCTAAAAATATTGTAGGATTTGTAAATTGGATATCATCTTCACAAATAAATATAAATGGATATGCATTTTGTTTTGCGATTTCCAAACATTTTATATGACTTAATGTGCATCCAACATTTCCCGAATCAGTTTTTATTGCATCAAATCGTTGAATATTCATATTTTCATGAATATTTATTTTTTTGAATTCTTCTGATACATGTTCTAATCGGTCTGTTCTATGTTCCAAATTAATAAATATAGTATTTGTAATTAATTCCATTGTTATTTGTATAATAAAAATATGTTTATATTTATTATATTTTGTAATTTATACATTATTTTCATTATACATCATTATCATTCGCAATAATCATTTGTTTTATTTTTTCAATGTTATCAGAATTATTATTATTAGACAAATACGGATGATTCGATTGTTTATTATCGAGAACATTGGATTTGTCTAATATTATATTTTGTAAAATATTAAAAATACTAGTTATTTTATCATCTAGGTTCTCTATTTTTCGGGATAGTTCATTTAAATCTTTTTTAAATATTTCTTTATAATCATTTTCTAATAAATCAAACCGAACATGTTTTTTTTCGGCAGATATTATTTTGTCAGCAATTATTAATTGCGATTGTATTGGAACATCTTCTAAAATATTTATATTTATTTTATTATTCTCTAATGAATCAACGGGTTTTATAACAGTCGAAAATTCTTGTATTTCAAGTTCTCTCATTTTTCTTTGCTTCTCAATTAATTCACTCATATTCGTAATTACATCATCGTCTAATTTTTCAGAGAAATCAATCGGTTTTGGTTTCTGAATTTCAAACATACTATTATATTGTGATACGAATTCAGTTTGTTTATTTATTTCTCCACGTTTATCTAGACGATTATCCAGACGATTATGTCCACCTTCAATAATATTTGCAGTATTTTTTGATGAAAGACTCACTAAATTGTTCATCATTCTAGATAAGACATCACGATTTATTTTATATAAATCATTTCTACTAATATTTTGAGGTAAACTATAATAACATTCTTGAATAATTTCTCTGAACCATTGTTCTTTTTCTTTTTCTTTGATTTGAGAACCATTACCCGATATAGGAAACACTGTATTACATAATGGTAATTTATTAACCATTTCCCATAATATATTTTGATTTTCTGGTTGTATAAATAATGCCATATATATTATTATTTTTTATGTCTATATTTTTTAATTTGTATCTTTTGTATCTTTTATAATTTTATCCTTTATAATAAATAAACGAGAATTATAAAATGTAGGTTTGACATTACCTTTTGTGCAAAACATATCTTCACATCCTGCTAATATATTCGCTAATAAATCTTCAACCGAATTATATGAAGTTTTGAAATATTCACCTATATCAGTATATTTCGGTGAATCAATATAAATCATAAAATCGCCATATTTATTATCATTTGAATAACTTTTTGGCATAGAACTTCCCTTTCTATAATTAATATGTTTACGTGGATACCATAAAAATTTAATGGTTTGTTCATTTTCTGTACCTATAGTCGAATCATCCGCATCAAATTGTTTAGGAGATAACCACTTACCAAAAGACTTTGCATTTTTTAATACAGAGTCATTTATTGTAGAGAGTGATGTGCTAATTATACTAACACCATTCAATTGTCTTATAACAGAATCTGCTTTACTTTGTGTTATTTTTTTTCCTTCTACGAGTCTTTTTAATTGGTCTTTTATTGCATTTAATACTGCAGTTGATTCTGCTTTTTCTTTTAAAAAATTGGTTAATTCTGTATATTTACTTTCTTTTTCTTTTTCCGATTCAACTATTTCTTTTCCAAAATATTCTGCCATTTTTAATTTATCATATATATCTTCTAGTAATTGTCTTTTATAATATTCTTTTCCAGCATTTTCAACATCATTTGTTTTTTTAACAGTTTCATAATTCAATATATCATTCAAATAATTGTATATATCATTATTTGTATTATCGATTTTTTTAAGATAGTCTTGAATAAATGTTACAAGTTTTTGTTCATTCTTAATATCAATTTGAGAACCACCTACAAGATGTCCTTTAAAATAATTGTAAAAACGAATTTTGTAACAAAGAAATTGTCTATTCTTTTTTGGCACATATTTTTTTTTCGTTTTTTTCATATGTTTTTTCACATATTTTTTGTTGGTTTGCATTTAATAAATAATGAGAAAAAATATTAATCGTTAAAATAAATCTTTCTATATCCAAATACAACATTATCAGGTATTTTTGAATTCAAAAACAGTTCTCTTCTCTTTTTTAAAGATAAAATCCTTTTTGAAAAATGTGTTTTACCAGTTAACATTGTAATAATAAAAAATAATGAATACATACCACATTCAGTATTTCCTTGTTGATGTGATATTTTGTTATTATAAAATGTAAATTGTATCGGTTTTTCTAATTCTAGACCCTGTTTCATAATACGATTTACTAAGGGGGTTTCACTGTTTTCCATCCATATTTCATTCGGAACACCATTATTTGCACTATCAAAGAAAAAAATGATTTTATGTTTTATATCAATATATAAAGATACCCAATGAGAACCACTTTCATCATGTTTGTCTAAATTAAAAACGATTCCAATTTTTGTTTTATTGGCAGATAAAAACCGTTCTAATGAAAAATTGCATAAATCTTCTAAAACGCATTTCCCGCCAGTTTCTGGAAGTTTTGTATCAAAATCAATTGTAGTAGGACCAATCAGTTTGAATTCTGTATAAGACAGTTCATATTGTTTGGCAACATCCGCAATATCATAATTTGAAAGCCATTCGTCTGGATTACTATTCCAATTTGGGGGATGTTTTGGTGCAAAAATATATTTATTGATTTGTTGTTTTATTGTTTCATCATCCAATTGATTTAACCAACACTCTTCTTTTTTACATGATAAACGATTTTTGAGTATTTCCCACGCCTTTTTAGGGTCAGATTCATGAATTGGATTACCCTTGTTTTTTTCATTATATTTTTGTAAGATAGTCATAAAAATATCAACTGTAAAACAGCTTTCTTCTCTAATTTTTTTATTATTAACGGCAGGACTACAATTCATTTTTTGAAAACCTGTGTTTTTCATTGTTTTCTTTTTATTTTTTTTTTCTCTAAATAAATGCCTACTATTATTATATTTTGTATATTTCATATGATATAATAATAATATATTTTTACTTTTACAAATATATTATTTTCGTTTTACAAAATTATCTAATGTATAATACGATTCTTTTCGAATATTATATTTAGAAGATTTTGAATCCATATTATATGAATCCATATTAGATGAATCTGAATTCATATTAGAGGAATCTGAATCCATATTAGAGGAATCCATATTTACAAACATAGTATCTTGCTCATCATTTACATTTTCGGAATCTTTCATTTCAAAATATTTAATGAATGTTTTTGCGTATTCATCCATCATTACATCCAACTCATTATTTACTTGAAAATCACGATTATCTAAATATTGTAGAGTTAATGAAATCATATTCGATTTGTATTTGTTTATTTTTTCTCTGAATTCTTGTTCTTGTTTGTATTTATTTGGGTCGGTTTTTTCAATATATCGGTTATATGTATTTTTATTCATCAAATACTCTAATGTAAGTTTATCAATTCTATCCATTTGATATTGATATATATAATAAAAAACATATATTATATTTTTATTATATATTATATAGTATATAATGTCTATAAATTTAGGAAATAGTATTAAAGGAATTTCTCCAAAACAAACCATAACTAATTACAAAGGAAGCGACCAAGTCATGTCAAGAAAGCTTGTAGTAAAATCATGGAATACGGCATATGCTACTGGTATTGTAAATGGCAAATCACGCATTATAACACCTTTTAGAGCAGTAAATAATTCCGGTGATTTTTTAGGACGTGTTCATTACAACTGTGGTGGTCCAAATCCAACAAATGCGGATAAACCTGGATGGAAAAGTAGAATCCGTAACATGTTTAATAATTGCGATAATACAGGTGTTCCTGCATCATCCACAAATGTAAAGTTTGTAGCAGATTCATCCGAATATTCCAAGTATAAAAAGCTTCGAGCAATAAATGCAAATTATAATGATTCCAGTTTTGGTGGGGACCAAAGTCATGCATCTTTTGTAAGCCGAATGGCGATACATCGATAATGATCAATTGTTTTGATAGGTATAAAATATATTATGATATTATAAGATGGTAGGTGTTTATCGTTTTTTAGCAATAAGTCATACGAATAATGGAATATTGAAAGGGACGAATGCAATGCCTCAAAAAGATATTACATCAACAAATGAAAATGCATTTAGTATGAATCGACATACATTTTTAAGACAAAGACAACTTACACGTCCAAATACAACTATTCCTCCAACAAATAAAAAATGGATTGGTGGAAATAGAGATTCTTCGAATATAACATCTAAACGCAGAATTAATACAATAGGTGAAATTTCATTAAATAAATCTGGTGGACCAATAAGTTTTACTACAAGTAAAGCTGGTAATGATGTGAGAGATGCAAAACATCGTGTTCGTTCAGGTGGTTATATTGTTCCTCCAGCAGTAACATATCGAAATATAGGAGGACCTATATTTTATTAGATTATTGTATTTTTTTCACTATATACATTATAGTAAATGTATAATTATTTAGCAGAATTTTTTGGAACATTATTCTATGTATATGTTATTGTAGCTACAGGTAATCCATTGGCAATTGGTGCTGCATTAGCACTTTCAATCTTATTAACTAGTAATATTTCAGGAGGTCATATTAATCCAGCAGTAACGATTGTAATGGCAACAGCTGGTAAATTAGAAGTAAAAGAAATATTCCCATATATTATTGCTCAAGTATTCGGTGGTCTTACCGCCTTACAAGTTTATAATAGATTCAAACTATAGATTGTATTATATTGTATTAGATTGTATTATATTGTATTAGATTGTATTATATTGTATTATATTGTATTAGATTGTATTAGATTGTATTAGATTGTATTATATTGTATTAGATTGTATTATATTGTATTATATTGTATTAGATTGTATTATATTGTATTAGATTGTATTGTATTATCTAGATTTATCTAGAATACGAAACAAAATATATAAACCAACCACAGTAATTGAACCAATATAAAATGTTTTAATATAATCATTATCTAAATTAAATTCATCTTTTTTATAATCCAATGAATCTACTGAATCCAATGAATTTATCGATTCCAATGAATCATTTATTTTCATATTTAATGGAATTTTTACGTTTTCATTATTATTTTCGATTAATGCAATATAATTTTGTGTTCCAGATTCATTTTTAACAGGATGAAAAGATACATCCATTTTGTTTGTACTCGAAGGATAATATGGATTGCTTTTACCACATCCACAACTTGATTTTACTAAAGAAGATGATTCAATCGATGAATACATATTATAATAAATATATATATATTATAACTTGCCTAAAGAAACATAAAGATTTTTTATTTAATATACAGATGACAACATATTGTATATTAAATCCAGATTTAAATAATAAAATAGAAGAGGAAATATATTTGGGATTATCTAATTGTGGTATAAACATAATGATGGATAATTCGAATATTTATAAAGACCCAAATATTATAATTTTTTTGAAAGGAGAAATATACAACATACATATGTTATGTTCGCAAATGAATATTAGTTTGGAAACAAAACCAGAATGTGTAATTATTCATTTATATAAAAAATATGGAATTAATTATATGTTGCAACTTCTCGACGGTGTATTTTCATTTATTTTATTTGATTATTATTTTGAAAATGAAATATCAAAAATATATATTGTAAGTGATATATGTGGTATAATTCCATTATATTCATTTATAGATAACAAAACAATATATTTTACTGAAAAAAAAATCATGTATGAAAATAAAATATTACCTGGTTGTTATAATTTATATGAATTAAGTAATACAGTATCAGCCGAATGGAAAATATCAAACATTGTTAATAAACCATATTTTTTACTTCCAAATACTATAAACAGTATAAATATAAATTATGATTTTGAAGATTATGAAATAATATCAAATAAATTATGGAAATGTTTAAAACAGATAGTATTAAAAATAATAGATGTATATCATCAAAATCAACATATAGTAAATGATATTGTAGACGAATTATTTTCATGTATGGGTATTGAAGATGATAAAAATAATGAAATTGTTATTTCTAATGAAACATTACAAAAACAAATTATTTTTTCATCGAAACATTTTATCATTTTTAATAAAAATGATGCAACAAATGATAATGCAACAAATGATAATGTAACAAATGATAATGCAACAAATGATAATGCAACAAATGATATATTTGAATATGATATTATCATGCGAAAAAAAATATATTCTAGTGTTTTTGAATTAGATAAAAAATATCCTTTTTTCGATAAATCATTTATTATGTTGTATTTTTCTATACCATTGAGTATTCGATATCATTTGCAAGATGATATTTTTTTATTATATAAATCAAGATTTTAGAAAAAATATCTTTATTTTTATACGTTGGCATAAAGATGTAATGAATAAAATATATTTGCAAAAAGATATAAATACAAATATTTATATCTTTTATAATGGTCAGAGCAATTGGTATTGATCTTGGAACTACATATTCTTGTGTCGGTGTTTGGCAAAATGATCATGTTGAAATTATTGCAAATGATCAAGGAAATCGAACCATGCCTTCTTATGTATCATTTACGAATGAAGAAAGATTAGTTGGAGAATCCGCTAAAAATAGTGCAGCAAATAATGCTGCAAATACAGTATTTGATGCAAAGCGATTAATCGGTCAAAAATTCAATGATTCAAAAGTCCAAAGTGATTTAAAACATTTATCTTATACCGTTTTGGAAAAGGATAATAAACCAATGATTCAAGTGGAATTCAAAGGGGAAACCAAACTATTTGCACCAGAAGAAATCAGTTCAATGGTATTAGGAAAGATGAAAGAAATCGCAGAAGCTTATTTGGGAGAAACCGTAACTGATGCCGTTGTAACAGTCCCTGCATATTTCAATGATTCACAAAGACAGGCGACAAAAGATGCAGGAACGATTGCTGGATTAAATATTTTGAGAATTATTAATGAACCAACCGCAGCAGCCATTGCATATGGTCTTGATAAACAAGGCGAAACAGTTGAGAAAAATGTCCTTATATTTGATTGTGGAGGTGGGACATTCGACGTATCTATTCTAACGATTGATAATAGTATTTTTGAGGTGAAAGCGACTGCTGGAGATACACATTTAGGTGGTGAGGATTTTGATACAATTCTAGTGGAATATTTCATGGATGAATTCAAAAAGAAGCATAAAAAGGATATTACGGGAAATAAAAGAGCATTAAGACGTCTTAGAACCGCTTGTGAATCTGCCAAAAGAACATTATCTTCTGCAACAGTTGCAAATTTAGAAGTAGACAGTTTATTTGATGGAATTGATTTCACAAGTACACTTACTAGAGCCAAGTTTGAAAACTTGTGTGAATCATTATTTAGAAAAACAATGCAACCAGTAGAACAGGTATTACGTGATTCTAAAATAGCAAAAACAGATATACAAGAAATAGTTCTAGTCGGTGGTTCAACCCGTATTCCCAAAATACAGCAATTATTAAGTGATTTTTTTAATGGGAAAGAATTGTGTAAGACAATTAATCCAGATGAGTGTGTTGCATATGGTGCGGCAATTCAAGCGGCGATTCTTACAGGAGTCAAAGATTCAAAGATTTCTGATCTTTTATTATTGGATGTATGTCCTTTAAGTTTGGGATTAGAAACTGCTGGTGGTGTTATGACGAAAATTATTAATCGTAATACAACAGTTCCAACAAAGAAATCGCAGACATTTTCGACATATTCCGATAATCAATCGAGTGTTTTAATTCAAGTATTTGAAGGTGAACGTGCGATGACAAAAGACAATACATTATTGGGAACATTTCAGTTAGATGCAATTCCGCCAATGCCTAGAGGACAACCACAAATCGAAGTGTCTTTTGATATGGATTCGAATGGTATTTTGACGGTTTCTGCAACTGAAAAATCGAGTGGCAAATCGACGAATATTAAAATAACCAATGATAAAGGAAGATTATCACAAGAAGAAATTGACAGAATGGTTGAAGAAGCGGAGAAATATAAAGAACAGGATGAAGAACTTCGTATCAAAATTGATGCCAAAAATAGTTTAGATGGATATTTATTTCAAATTAAAAGTTCTTTGAAAGACAAGACGATTTCATCGGAGCTACAAGAAAAAATGGATGATGCACAGAATTTATTAGATAAACCGATTGCTTCAAAAGAAGAGTATAGTGCCATCCAAGAAGTATTAAAGGATTTGTTTATGAAGGAAACAGTGAAAGATGCAGGTGCAGGTGCAGATGAATCGACATCGACAACTGATGGTTCTGCTAGTTATGATTCCACTGAAAAACCACATATTGATATTGCAGATGTAGATTAGAGACCAGTTAAGAAACAATAAGATTTAGATACAATATTATTCATGACAAATTTTATTAGTAAATATTATATTATATAATTATATAATATAGTATCAAAATGCCTTATAAAGGGACATGTGTATCAATATGTAAAACATTCAAAAAAACAGACTGTAATCCACCAAGATGTAAATATGTAAACGGTAAAAGTTTTAAATATTGTAGGCTTTCACATAAATATATTATGAATAAACCGAAATGTAATGTAACCCGTAAAATAAAAAAGAAAGACATTGAATCTAATGCACGTGAAACCATCGGTAGAATGATAAAAAAATCTGGCAAATTTTTACAGACGATTTGTTCAGATTCAGGCGTTTGTTTAGCATTCGGTAGAAAATCCGATGAAATCACCGCCTATTTCAAAGGATTCACCGATTTTAAATATGCGGTTTCTCCGATAAACAAAATAGGAATGCCTTCTGCAAATGGATTTATAAAAGAAATCGAATATTCAAAACAAGATTATAAATCTCACGCCATCCTTAAATCATCACGAAACCCAAAAGCAGATAATTTAGTATATGAATATTTAGTAGGATGTAAATTTATTAATCGGTGTATGAAAAAAGTTCCTTGTTTTGTTGAAACATATGGTCTTTATTTTTATGACAATGATTCTAATTGGAAAACCATGAAATCTATCAAACCACTTGAAAAAGATATATTGACACATTTAGAAAAAGAAGATACAATCAATTATTCAAAAGCATGTAAAGAATCAAAACATTCTGCCATTCTAATACAACATATTAAAAATGCAAAACCATTAAAAGCTTATACTGCAGTAATGTCGTATAGTAATTTTATGAAAAATGATTTATTATATGTATTATTTATTATTTATCATGCATTATCCTCATTTTCAAAACAATTTACTCATTATGATTTACATGACGGAAATATATTAATATATGAACCAGTAAAAGGAAAATATATTCAATATATGTATCACAATGACGACGGAACGGTAACCACTTTCAATTCGCCATATATACCCAAAATAATCGATTATGGACGTTCGTTTTTTGATAATGGAAATGTGAATTCTAAGTCAATATATGATAAAATTTGTAAAACAAATGATTGTGAACCTAAATGTGGTGAAAAATATGGGTTTGAATGGCTTGATCCAGAACCGAATGATTATTTTTTAAATTCATCGAATAAAAATGAAAGTCATGATTTAAGATTGTTATATTTATTGCAGAGAGATTTCAAAGAGCTTCGTGTAATAAATGATAAAAAACCAAGTCCTATAGAAACGACATTTATAGAAACCGAAAAAATATTGAATAAAGTAGTATATGGTGCGGGTATAAAAAAGAGAGAATATATGTTTTTTGGAACAGAAGAGAATATGACTATTAACGAAAAGAAAATATACAATATGAAATCTGCATATTTAGAGTTGAAAAAGGTCATTGAAATGGATGACGTCTTATTAGAAAATATGATTAATTATAATGATATTCATAGTGATAATAAACTAGGTATTTTACATGTATATAATGATGGGAAACCGATGGTATATGAAGAAAATAAAATGAATGACGTCTCAATTGAAAATACGATTAATTTTGATGATATTTATGATAATAATAAACTCGGTGTTATACATCGATATAATGATGGGAAATCGAGTGTATATAAAGAAAATAAAATGAATGACCTCTCATTAGAAAAGATGATTAATTATAATGATATTTATGCTAATAATAAACTCGGTGATGGGAAATCGATGGCATATGAAGAAAATAAAATGGAAAATATGATTAATTATGATGATATTTATGCTGATAATAAAGATAGTATTTTAGATGTACATAAAAAAAATAAATAGGACGAATAATATATAATTGACACTATAATATAAAACTCGGCGTTTGAAATGTAAAAGGTCTAATTCTTCAAAGATTTATATTTTACAAAAATAAAATATAAACCACTAAATAATGTCTCTAAAAATGCGTTTCAAAAAAACGCCACACTCTAAAAATCAATAGAAGTATCAAAAATATCTTTATCGACGGTTTTATTTGCAAGAGCATATTCCGAATTGGTTCTCTCGAAAAAATTGACTTTTGATTCAATACTGATTAATTCCATGAAATCAAATGGATTCGATGAATTGTATATTTTATCATATCCTAATTGCAAACAAAGACGATCCGCAACAAATTCGATATATTGGCACATTAATTTAGCATTCATGCCAATAAGACGACATGGAATTGCATCTGTAATAAAATCCTTTTCGATTTCAACTGCTTCTTTTACAATTTCATAAATACGTTTTTTCTGGATTTTCTTTTGGATTTTTGAATAAAGAAGAATTGCGGTTTCCACATGAAGAGATTCATCACGGCTGATTAATTCATTCGAAAATGTCAATCCAGGCATTAATCCACGTTTTTTTATCCAATAAATGCTACAAAAAGCAGATGAGAAAAATAAACCCTCTACTAATACAAACGCAACTAATCGAGTTGCAAAAGAACTTTTTTTATCAGCAATCCATTTTTTAGCCCATGTTGTTTTTTTTGCAATACATGGAAAATGTTCAATGGCATTAAATAATTTATCTTTTTGGACATCGTCGGTTATGTACGTATCAATCAATGTGCTATACATTTCATTGTGTATATTTTCAATATATATTTGTGCTGAATAATAGGCACGTGCCTCTGCACTTTGAATTTCATTAAAAAAGTTTATAACAATGTTTTCCATTACCAGTCCATCTGAATTACTAAAAAAAGCCAATATCATACTAATAAAATGTTTTTCATCGTCATTCATTTTTTTCCAATCACTCAAATCTTTCGATAAATCGACCTCTTGTACAGTCCAAAAACAATCTATTTGTTTTTTATACATTTCCCAAATCTTAGGTTCTCGAATAGGAAATAATACATAGCGTTTTTCATCAGGAACTAACAAAGGCTCGACAAATTTGATAGATTGAGGATTGACAGACATATCTCTAAATAATATATAGGGCATATTTTTATTTACTTTTTTTATACAAATTATCTATTTTCATTCTTCAAGGTTCAAGGGTTCAAATAATTATATATGATGTAAATTCCTACGCATGCAACAATAAAGAAAGAAAACGAATGAATATATATATTTATTAGTAAAATTATAAATATATTTTTATATGTCTAATACATATGTCATTTGATTTTTGTAAATATAAAAACCTTTTTGGAGAACCAAATGCTGGTATCAGAAAATATCGCATATTTGATATAGCAATATATGACACGTCAATCGTCATTATTATAGGTATTTTATTTTCATATTTTACAGGTTATAATATATGGATAACTTTAGCCGTTTTATTTATTTCAGGAGTTATTTTTCATCGAATGTTTTGTGTGAGAACTGGTGTAGATAAATTATTATTTCCATCATAAATTTGTTTTTTATATTTTATAAAAAACAAATGCATATTTTTTCCTTTCAATAAAATCCAAATGTAATGTAAATGAAAGAAGAATCAATTGATGATGTAAATATGATTTTATATGAATCAAAAAAAAAAGTAAGAAAACCACGTAAATCATCACATAAAGAATTGATAAATATGTATTATGAAGAAACCGGAATAGTTAAAGAAAAAGAAAAAGAAAAAGAGAAACATTACAAAAATACACCATTACAATATCTATCACCTAAAGAAAAATCCAATTTTGAAAATAAATTCACTGTCCCAAAAAATAAACACCAAGATCAATATGTCAATATGTTGAAACAATCAACAAAAAAAATAATTGTAGTAAGTGGTCCTGCTGGAACCGGAAAAACACTTTTTGCTACTGAATATGGTCTGCGAAATTTTTTATTAGGTTCATATGAAAAACTGGTTTTCACAAGACCATCCGTTAGTGTCGATGAAGATTTGGGATATTTACCTGGAACATTAGAAGAAAAGATGGCACCATGGGTAAGACCCATTTATGATGTATTATATCAATTTATTACACCGAATGAAGTGAAACAACATATGGAAGATAAAATCATAGAAATAGCACCTTTAGGTTTTATGAGAGGCAGAACATTCAAAAATACATGGATTGTTGCGGATGAAATGCAAAACTCGACTATTTCACAAATGAAAATGTTATTAACAAGATTAGGCGAAAATAGCCGATTGATTATTACAGGTGATTTAGAACAATTTGATAAACCAAATGAAATTAATGGATTAGAAGATTTTTTGAATAAATTCAAAGGAAAACGGTCATCGAGTATAAGCAGTTTTCAATTTGAACGAGATGATATACAAAGAGAAGAAGTTGTAAAAGAAATTTTAGAGATTTATGCAGGAGAGCATATACCAGATAATTATATAGAAGAAATTTAGCTAATGATAATAAAATATTATTATAAAGTATAATGAAAGTTTCCAATAAAAAAAGTATTTTACATAACAAATATATTTTATATTTTATATTTTTTATAGCTCTAGGTGATTTATTAATATTAGGATACAATAATGATTATTATTCTGTAGCTATATTTATTCTTATTGGATTTTTAACATCTTTTTTTAGTAAAAATATGATTGTTATAATGTTCATGGCAATTGCGTTTACAAACATAATATTAATATATGGTCGCAGTGATGGTAGGTTTGAAGGTATGACTACTGAAAAAACTGATGATGAAAAAACCGATGAAAAAATCGATGAAAAAACTGATCAAGAAACCGATGAAAAAACTTATGAAGAAACCGATGAAGAAACCGATGAAAAAAAAACAGATAATAAAAAAACAGATAAAAAAAAGAAAAAGAAAGAATCTGATGAAAAATCAAATGAAAACGTCGATGAAAATGGTATGTTATCTGTAGAAACAAATGAGAGTTCAAATAAAGAAAAATTTCAACAAGACAAAAATATCGTTTATACAAGTGAAGAAGATAAAGAACTGGATAAAACAGATAAAATGGTTATATCTCAAGAAAAAATATTGAAAAGTATGAATAAATACAAACCTCTTTTAGATACATTACAAGGTATTACAAAAAATATGGCAATTGTAAAAGGTGCTGCGAGTTCTTATTAATAAAGGATTAATAAAGGATTAATAACGATGCAGATAGTAGAAATTGTTGGATAAAAAATCGTATATAATAAAAATATAATAATATTTGTATTATATAAATACAATATGGCATTTCCAGGTCCTATCGATATTCCGATTATGGCCCAAACAATTATGGGATTTGTTGAAAGTGTTATGAATTTTTCACAAACAACTATTGGTGTGATTCAAAGCACAACTGGTGCTATTACTGGGTTATTTTCTAAATTAAAATTATTGACATTCTTTTCATTATTTGTTACTATTGGTAAATGTATAGTTATATTTTTTAATCTTGTATGGCACTCATTAGAATGGTTCTTGACAAAATTTATCCCGTGGTTATTTTACCCTTGGCCCCCCAATGTATTCGAAATTGGTAGAAAATATGATATATATGTGGAAGCCGGATTAATACCATGGGCACTTCGTTTTGCTATAGTGATAGCTACAAAAATCGGAAGTTTTCAAAAATGTTTTCTATGGTATATTATAGATATTGCTTGTTGGACATTATATTTACCATTTCGTTTTCTTTTTTGGTTTATTGATTTTGTATTAAATATTGGTGTTGTAAAAGGAGAACATAAAGTATGGAATTTTTTAAATGATATTGATTATTATATACATGGACCAGTTAAGAATTATTTTCTAGATCAATATGTTGCAATGTATGTAGGTGATAAAATGTATAAAAATGGTGAAATTGTGAATAATCCAAATGGAAACCAAAGGAATTCGAAAGGTGCACCGAATATTTTATTTGATAAGTTCAATTATAAAGATATAAACAAAAATGACAAAATAATCGATGTTGAAAGGGAAAAAGATATTAATGACAAAAATAATAATGAATCGATTACATATGATTCGAATAGTTTAAATCTGGGATTTCATATTTTTCATTTTCCAAATTCTGTTATGGAAACATGTTATAGGGCGACCAGTTATAAATTAGCAGATTTACATTCATATCCAATTGACGATTTTAATCGATTTTTGAAATGTATTTCTAGTCCATTTTAGAAAGACGATTATTTTGCTTGGCATGTAGATTATTTTTTATGTATTATATATATGGCAAAAAAATGTATTCCAGGAGTATTTTGTATTGAAAATATGACATTAGGTATTTTAATGATTTTATTCATTCTTTTAGCTTATATGTATTATATTTTTATTGTGAAGGTATCCGAAAAAAATGATAAGCAAATTGTTATATATCAAAATATGCTACCTCCACCAACTTCATCTGTTGTTTCTGTTTCTAGACCAAATGTGATTTTAGATTCATATGGACCGCCTTTAATAAATCCAAATCCGAATCCACTTGGCATTCCTGTGAATATCGAAACACGTGGATTAAATTTAGATTATACCCAAATGGGTATTTTAACTAGAGGAAACGGAAGTGATATGATATTGCCATTAATGGGTCGTAGATTAATGAGTGGTTTAGATAAATGGCAATATTACACCATTTCGAATACTGGTAATATGAATACAAAATTGCCTATTTCTGTTAAGGGAAGAAGTTGTTCAGGGGAATATGGATGTGATTCAATCGTAAATGGAGATATGGTATATGTTGAAGGATATAATGATACGTTTAGAGTAACTATATATGAATCAGGTAAGTTCAGTTATATACCATATATTTAGGTTGTTTTATTATATTTATCTATATTTATAATATAATAAAACTAAAACTTGATGGAAATAAAAAATCTCATGAAAATAAAAAATAATTTTTTATATCGTTTTTTTAATATTGAAAAAGAAAAAGATAATGATAATAAAGAAAATAAATTTATAAAAGGTGGAAGAAATATATATGATAAAGCAGAAGAACAAAATGAAATGCCACTTCCATTTTTATTTAATAATATAAAAGAACCAAAACAAGAACAAAATGAAATGCCACTTCCATTTTTATTTAATAATCAAATTTTGAACAATATATCAAAAGAACCAAAAGAAGAACAACAACTAAAAGAAGAACAACAACTAAAAGAAGAACAACAACTAAAAGAAGAACAACAACTAAAAGAAGAAAAACAACTAAAAGAAGAACAACAACTAAAAGAAGAACAACAACTAAAAGAAGAAAAACAACTAAAAGAAGAAAAACAACTAAAAGAAGAAAAACCAAAAGAAGAACAAGAAGTAAAAGAAGTAAAAGAAGAAAAACCAAAAGAAGAAATAAAAGAAGAAGTAAAAGAAGAAGAAGAACAAGAAGAACAAGAAGTAAAAGAACAAGAACAAAATGAAATGCCACTGCCATTTTTATTTAATAATCAAATTTTGAACAATATATTAAAAGAACCAAAAGAAGAACAACAACCAAAAGAAAAAGAAGAACCAAAAGAAGAACAACCAAAAGAAGAACAAGAAGTAAAAGAAGAAGTAAAAGAAGAAGTAAAAGAAGAAGTAAAAGAACAAGAAGAAGAAGAAGAAGAAGAACAAGAACAAGAACAACAACAACAACAACAAAATGAAATGCCACTGCCATTTTTATTTAATAATCAAATTTTGAACAATATATTAAAAGAATCAAAGAAATCAAATGAATCAAATGAATCAAATGAATCAAATGAATCAAATGAATCAAATGAATCAAAAGAATCAAAGAAATCAAAAGAATCAAAAAAAGGTCTTATATTTGTTTATAAATACGATGATCAATATAAGGTAGATAAAATATATGATTATACGAATCAACAAAATATTAATAATGATAATGATAATGATAATGTATATGATGCATTCTTAGAACATATTGATAAATATATAAATGACAAATCAAAAGAAAATATATAAATAAAAGAAGATAAACATTATTTATTATATAATATAAAGATAATACAATAGAAATATGTTTACATCTAATTTAACTTCAGAACCGAATACATCATCATCAGAAAAAACAAATACACGAGGTAATATAGCATCAGAAAATGCCAAATATAAAAATATAATAACAAATTATGATATAACAGAATCTAGTTATTTTGCAATAGATAATATTTTAGAAAATGAAAAAATAACAAATAAGAATGAAGCATGGAATAAATTGGATAAAACTGTAAAAATACAAAAACTGCATATTTTTTCAGAAAAATATGGGAAAGAATATAATATTCCCATGAAAGAAATAAAAAATTTAAAATTATTTTTTAACGATTCATTAGATAAAAACAAATTACAAAAAACAAAAGACGTTAATTATGATAAAGAAAAAGGAATTATATTATCTATTCCTGCTCTAACATTTAATCAAACAAATCGTAGTTTTACATTAAAAAACTTGGATTTAAAACATGTTTCAACAATTAAATCATTGACTCCCAAACGAACCAGTGAAAAAGCGAAAATAGATATAATATCCAAAGAATAAAAAGGTAATAATTGAAAAGGTAATAATTGAAAAGATATAAAAACATCATGTTATTTATTAATATAAAGTAAAATAAATAACATGATGTCTGAAAAATATACATCCGAATCTGATTCCGAATTAGAATCCGATTCCGAATCAAATTCCATATATGATACGCCATTTTATGAAAAACTGGAAGAAACGGAATTGAATGATTTAATATCAAGTATTCATGAATTAATTGAAGAATATATGAATATAGAAATTTTAAAAATGGCAAAACCAGACTTCCATGAAGAACTTATAAATGATGTAACAAATATTTTATTTCAAAATTTACAAGATGTTGAAATTTGTAAAGAAATCGATTATGATTCTGTTATGGAATTAGTTGATATTCAGTCTCAAATATATTTTGAAAATAAAGAAAACTCGAACACACAAATACCATTAAGAACAATCGAACATTGTAAATATAATTATCATTGCGAGCATTTGAGATTATCTGAAGATATTGCAAAATACAGTATAACAAAAAAGTTGGATGATGTAAGATTATTAAATGAGTCAACTCCTAAACAAAGAACACCTGAATGGTATAAATGTCGTTACAATATGATGACAGCAAGTAATTTATGGCAAGCATTGAACACAGAGGCACAACGTAATCGATTAATATATGATAAATGTAAACCATTAGATTTCGGATATACAGAAAACAAATGGGTAAATACAGATAATTCACTTCATTGGGGTGTAAAATATGAACCACTTACAGCTTTAATATATAAAAAAATAACAGGTGCAAAAGTAGAAGAATTCGGCTGTATTCAACATACAAAATATCCATTTATAGGTGCTTCTCCTGATGGAATTGTAACAAATCTAGATTCTCCATTATATGGACGAATGTTAGAAATCAAAAATATTTATAATAGAGATATGAATGGTATACCAAGTGAGGCATATTGGATTCAAATACAGATACAATTAGAATGTTGTAATTTAGATGTGTGTGATTTTGTGGAAACTCGATTTGAAGAATATAATTCGCATGTAGAATTCTTTGAGGAATCAAATAAAGAACGTATTCGAGGATTAATATTACATTTTATACCAAAAGATGGAAAATCAAATGTGCCTCTTTACAAATATATGCCATTAGATATTTCATTCAATGAGAACTCGATAGATGAATGGATATCACAATGTAAGAGTGAAATGCCAGAATATGCAATTTATACAAAAATATATTGGTATTTAGATGAAATTTTAATGTCAACTGTCGAAAGAAACCAAGTATGGTTCAAATCGGCATTACCAATTATAAAAGAAACATGGGAAACAATAGAGAGAGAAAGAATATCTGGATATGAACATAGAGCCTCAAAAAAACGTAATATTAATGAAGTTATGGTAATAAATACAACCGATGGTTCGGAATCACAAATAATTACAAATATGCCGCCTAATAATGGAGGAATATGTTTGATAAAAATTAATTAGGTGTAAAATAACCTATACCATTTTTATTTTCAAAAATAAAAATAAAGATATAAAGAATTTCCAATAATAAATACAATGAAAGTATTATATTTATTATTCACATTAATTAATTGTAAAAAAATAATAAAAAATATTGATATTCCAGCTTGTAGAAACTGTATTCATTACAAACCGAGTACATATAATAGTGATTTTACAGCATCATATAATAAATGCAGTAAATTTGGAGATAAAGATATTATTACTGATAAAATATCATATGATATTGCTGAATTCTGTCGAAAAGATGAAACACGCTGTGGGATAAATGCTAGATATTTTGAAAGAGAACCAAATATAGATATGAAAATACTCAAACATAATATAATGACTAATATGACTAATAATATATTAATATTATTAGTTGTTTCATATATAGTCACATTTTGTTATGTAAAAATATATCTAGCGTCTATGTAACATGTATATAACGTGTAACATGTAACATGTAACATGTAACGTCTATGTATTAGTAATTCATCAATAACGTCACAAATTTATTTATTTGGTATATGAAATGGATGTGATTTCGATAATGGTATTTTCAACAAATATAGACCCATTACAATAAAAAATACACCAGCATATTGAAAATAATTATCGAAACGTTCACCTAATATAAAATAGGCAAAAAGACTTTCTATAAGACTACTTGTTCCGTCCCATGCATTATTTACCATTAAAATGGTCGAACCTTGCAAATTGATGATCAACATAATAATAACACCAATATATCCGATTATACCTAATCCTAAATAAATTTCACCTTTATCATTCGCATATTCTTTTAGTGAGACATCACCGAGTATTTCGACAAATGAAAGAGCTAATATCTGAGGAAGACTCATTATATTATATATATTATATAATAAAAGATGTATAAAAATGAATAAAAATTTGATTTGTTTTTATTCAATAATAAAGATAATATAATACCTAAAACTATAATCAAGAATGAACAATTCTGATGTCTTACACGAGTCCGATGTGGTTGAACATAATGTAATTAATGATAGGACGTTAACAATATTAACAGAAGAAGCTCCATCAATTGAAGAGATTAATTTTATAATAACAGATATATTATCTATTGATACACCTCAAATTAATATTTCACCAACATTAAATAATAAAAGTTTTAATGGTGAATGGGAAATTAAAATAAATGCGCATACTACGATAATTATTAAACAGTTTAAAGGAGAAAGTAGTTGCGTTGATTATTTAGTATACGAGGGATATGTTGACGATAATACGAATGCTGGAAATGCGTTATGTATACTAGAAAGCACGAAAACTACCGACAAAAGTAGTAGAAATACTGCAGTTAATCAGCGAATCACAAAATTTATGGTATATGACAGATTATATCCGACAAGTCAGGCAAGAAAAATTATGTTCTATCAACCATATAAAAAAAATGAATGCACCAATAGATGATACATATAAGAATCTAGCGAAAAATAAATTATTGAGAATATATGTAATAAATCCGACAATTGTAAATCATCATAATAGTTTACCGAGCACAATCATCAAATAATATTATCTTTTGACAAAAATACATATAAAATAAAATACATATAAAAATTGATTTTTATGTATTTATATAATGCAATATGATACATATCCAATTATCACTTCTGTAAAAAATAAACTGGATTTTTTTTTACATTCAAAAAAAATACCACATATCATTTTTCATGGACCATCTGGAACAGGTAAACGAACAATTGTGAATCAGTTTTTATCGAATATTTATGGACATGATAAAGCCAAAATGAAATCAAATATAATGTATGTAAATTGTGCACATGGGAAAGGTATAAAATTTATTCGTGAAGAATTAAAATTTTTTGCAAAATCAAATATACAGTTTAATTGCGGAGTGATGTTCAAAACAATTGTTTTATTAAATGCTGATTTCCTAACAATTGATGCACAATCGGCATTACGTCGGTGTATAGAGTTATTTAGTTTTAATACTCGTTTTTTTATTATTGTAGAAAACAAACATAAATTATTGAATCCAATTTTATCTAGATTTTGTGATATTTATATTCCTGAAACGATTGGTTCAAATGGTTCGAATATAAATTTGCATCAACATACAATTCAAAAGAAATATACATTTGAAGAATTAAATAAAACACGTATGAATATTCTTTCTGAAAAAATGTCTTGTCATCTTTTTACAAAAGATGGTTTGAAAGAAATTACTCATATAGATTTAGTAAATTTAGTGTGTCATTTATATGAATCAGGTTATTCTTGTATAGATGTTATCGAATGGATAAAAAAAGAATGCAATACATGTGATGAAAAAGAAAAATCGGCGATTATTCTAGTATTTTATAAAATTAAATCAGAATATAGATCCGAAAAATTATTAATGTTATATATTTTAGATTATACTTTTTTGCGTCAAAATAAAGATATCAAAAATATAGGGTTTATGTAATATGGACGATTTTGTTATTTCGAATTTACATGAGTCTAGAAATGAATGGTGCAATCGTTTAGTTAGTATTCTTACACCACTTATTTCTGAAGGTATCCGTTCCATTTTTAATGAAGCTTGGAAACTATGTTTAGAAACAGATGAATTAAATAAATATTTGATGACATTTCAAAATTTGCTTTCTCGTATTCCAAAATGGAATTCAATCATTATTGAAGAAGAACGAAAACGAATTATTGAAAGAAGTGGATGTAATTATTTAGAAGATTTGATAACATGTGTTCATATTATACAATTGAAAGTGCTTACATGTATTCGTGTTGGAAATCGTCAAAAAAAAATTGATATATCGATTCCAAAATTAGATATTTTTTTACATAAAGTATACATTCATGTTGCACGTAAAGTTTATATGAATGTTTATTTGTTTGAGAAAAATATCACATCTCTTCAAATACAAAAACATGGTCGTGAATTGGAAATAATTATTCAAGAATGTATTTTAACTGCTATACGTGAGAGTATTCCAACTGAAGACATAATAAAAGCATATATGGATGAATCTGTAGAACTAGAAGAAGAAGTGATTATTGAAAATATAGAAGAGCCTGTTTTATCTGGAGATAAGGATTTGGATTCACTGGATGCACATAAGGATTCATTTGATGTTGATGCAGATGCGGATGCACATATAGATGCAGTGGATAAAGATATGCCAAGTATCGTGCCATCTATTAAAAATATAGATGATTCTCCCGTTATTACTAGATTATCATTTAATGATTATGATTCTGTATTGAATTCAGAGAATAAAGAAGAAACTGTTAATGCACCAAAAACGATTGAAAGATTGGAAGGAATTAGCACAGAAAGAGCAATACAGAGAAAATTAGAAGAGGATGATGAATTAGATAATAAAATACAAATTCATACAGATAATATATCGTTAGATGAATTAGATTTGTTTGATATGGATAAAATAAATGGCTCTGATGATTTTGTTTCATTAGATGATATTGAAGAATTGAATTAATATATTCAAAAAATACTTAAAAAATAGTAAGTGTCTATATATTATGGAAATTGTAAAAAATGTCTTTATAGAAAATTGTAATAATTCATCTGATATTAATGAACATTTGCCTACTTTATATAAGTATGCAACAGAATGTGAAACAATTATTGAAACTGGAGTTAGGAGATGTGTATCATCTTGGGCATTTGTATATGGTCTTTTGAATAATAATAAGGATATTAAGAAAATATTATTAAATGATATAACTGAATGTCATATACAACAATTGGTAAATGCAACAAACGCAACTAATGTTGTATTAGATTATAAATGGATGAATAATTTAGATTTGAAATTAGAACATAATTATGATATGATTTTTATTGATACATGGCATATTTATGGTCAATTAAAACGAGAACTAGAAAAATTTGCACCAAATATAAATAAATATATAATTATGCATGATACAACGGTTGATGAAATATATGGAGAAACAATTCGAATGAATTGGAATGCAACTCAACAATCGATTGAAAGTGGTTTCAGTATAGAAGAAATTAATTGCGGTTTAGGTAAAGCAATTGACGAATTTTTGGAAAAAAATAAAGAATGGGAACTATTTGAAAAATACAATAATAATAATGGTTTAACTATTTTGAAGAGAATAGAATAGAATAGAATAGAATAGAATAGAATAGAATAGAATATAATAGAATATAATAGAATAAAACATCGATTATCAATTCGTATTTTATAAGAATAAAATATGAAACCTTTTATTTATACATACAACATGGAGAACTTATTCCTTTTTGCGATTTTCACTACGATTTTCTTTATTATAATAAAACTAGTTGAAATGAAATATTTAGAAAAAGAAATAAAACCATTGAAATATATTATACGTGATGCGGTTATTGTTTTCACTTCAGCATTTGGTGCTGCATATGGATTTTTCTATATGAAAGGGTCTATTAGTGATTTTTTTAATATTGTTACAGAAAATAAAACATTGAATATGGAAGCTACGAAAATTTTTACTGATAGTCCCGGATTTTAAACCCTTGAAGAATTAAAATGGGACATTTTAATTCGTAAAGGGTCACATACTAGTAACGATTTAAAATGACGCCCTCTGGGGCGTCCCATTTTAAATCTTCACTGGTATAAACCCTTGAATATTACTCTAAAATGGGACATTTTAATTCGTAAAGGGTTTAAATCTTCACTGGTATAAATTATTCGAATGGTTAATATTTAAGCATAACATGGCATTATATCAATATCAATCAAATCAATCGTATTTTTTATTATTTTTTCATCCATTTTTATTTTGAATTGATGAAAAAAAGGGTCGTCCAATTGTGCTTTCGGTGTATGAGAATGAACAGTTCTTGCAATCATTTTATATAGTTTAAAGTTCTCATATCGTTCATTTCCATTTTTCATATATAATACGTTTTTTCCATTATCGTCCGTAATCCAACGAATAATTGTTCTTTGCAATTCGTCTGGCATAAAATCAGTTTCATTCTCATCATCTACATCTAATATAAAATCATATATGGAACATCCAAGACGACATAAATCAAAACTGTAATTTGGATCTAATCTAGGTTTTTTCTTATTAAAATAGGGTTCAAAATTATATTGTGTATGAGCATCACCATCTGATGCAAAACTATCACTACAAAATGTTTTTCCTTTATATTTATAAATAGCTCTTCCATAATCGATAATCTTAAATATTCTTCCATATGTTGGCACTTTATAATATGTGTTTGAATACTTGTATGTAATATATTCTTCCTCTGTTTCAATAAACATAATATTATTTGTATGTAGGTCATTATGTGTAAAATGAAATGCTTTTTGATAAATAATTAGATTCATAATTACTTGAAATAATGCACTTGCACAAGAATCTATATCAAGTTGTTTTTTTACAAATAATTCATCTAATGTTCCTTTGCATTTCTCTAGACAAATCATCTGAACTGGAAAATTATATAAAAAAGCATTTAATTGTGGTTCTTCTTCATCGTCTTCTTCATCGTCTTCATCGTCTTCATCGTCTTCATCGTCTTCATCGTCTTCATCGTCGCCATCGTCTTCATCGTCTTCATCGTCTTCATCGTCTTCATCGTTGTCCTCATTATCAGAATAATTTATATCACTATTATTCGAACTATTGGTAGAATTTGTATCAGATGCATTCTTATCATATATACAATCACTTGTATCAGTTGTATCAGTTGTATCATTCATAGTTGTATCATTTGCTTCATTAATCTCAATAATGTTATCAATATCACAATTATCTAATAAAATATTTGAATTGTTATGAATCAGTAATTTATTTTTATTATTGCGAGAACCGAAATTTGCAAATGGATTATTTACCTCTTCAATTTCATATATTTTTCCCTTATTTTTTATAAAATAATCGGATTGACCTAAATAATCAATATCATCTGCTGCATTAAATTTATATTTTTCTTGAATGCCTAAAAAAGAACCATAATAATCGATTGCATTTTTACATTTATGATGATGTAATAATTGACTCGATAAATAACAAAAAAAGTTATCTACATAGGATGCATTATTTGGATTACTTAATTTATTAATCGATTTATTATTATAAGACGGTAGAATTACTAAATCTTCTCTTTTATTTTTATATTTACCTATTAAAAAACGTATTGGATCTAATAATGGTGCAAATTTAATAAATATTTTGCGTTTAATTAGAGAACCAGTTAGAGAATCACTATTTACATAATCAATTACTGTATTCAAATCACAAATATGATATTTATTATTTAGTGATATAGAATCATAATTTGAATCATTCATTTGAAAAAATATATCATAAATTGGATTATAACATTGAATTTTTGATATATGAAATGGACAATAATTATATTTCTCTTTATACAAATCGCCTTTTTTTTCATCGCCTTTTTTTTCATCGCCTTTTTTTTCATCGCCTTTTTTTTCATCGCCTTTTTTTTCATCGCCTTCTTCGGAAAATTGTTCTAAATTTTTGAGAATAGGTTTTGTTATTTTTTGATAATTAATATTGAATTTAGACATTATATACTTCAAAAGAATATTATATTCAAGTGATTTAACGAAATATCAAATATATATTAAAAAAAATATTCAAATATATTCAAATAAAACTATAATTTTATTTGAATAACCTGTATGTATATGCGTTCTAAATATTTATTAAAATACATTTAAATATATATAAATGACATTGGAATTAAAAAAATTTGATATGCGTACAATAACATTTAAACCTGATGAAAATAAAGGCCCTGTTATTGTCATGATAGGACGTCGTGATACTGGAAAATCATATTTAGTAAGAGATTTATTATTTCATCATAAAGATATTCCTATAGGAACAGTTATTTCAGGAACTGAAGCTGGAAATGGGTTTTATGCTTCTCATGTTCCTAAATTATTTATTCATGAAGAATATAATACGGTTTTAATCGAAAATATATTAAGAAGACAAAAAGTTGTCCTTAAACAAGTAAATAAAGAAACGGAACAATATGGCAGAACAACAATCGACCCTAGAGCATTTGTCATATTAGATGATTGTTTATATGACCAATCATGGACACGTGATAAGCTAATGAGATTACTTTTTATGAATGGAAGACATTGGAAAATAATGCTTATTATTACAATGCAATATCCTTTAGGTATACCTCCCAATTTGAGAACAAATATTGATTATGTATTCATTTTGAGAGAACCATACATGACAAATAGAAAAAGAATATGGGAAAATTATGCATCAATGTTTCCAACACTCGAATCATTCAATTCTGTTATGGATCAAACAACAGAGAATTATGAATGTTTAGTGATAAATAATAATGCAAAATCAAATAAATTGAATGACCAAATATTTTGGTATAAAGCCGAAGGCCGACCAGATTTTAAATTAGGTTCAAAAGAGTTTTGGGAAATATCTAAAGGAATGGGTTCTGATGATGAAGATGAAGCATATGACCCAAGTAAATCAAAAAAGAAAACGACGGGTCAACAAATCACTGTTAAAAAAGGGAAATGGTAGTCAAATAAATACTGATATATAATATATAATATATAATGAATGAAATTAATGCTATTGTAGGTGATACATTATATGAAATTAATAGTATACCATTAAATAAATTGTTTTATACTGCAAATATGAGGGATTCTAACAATAATTATTCTGGTTTTATAAAAGTATATGATAAACTAAATACAGTTGAAGAAAATGATTTTCCAAACAAATATTCTAATAATAATGTGGATTTACTTTTAAATAAATGCAGTTATTTCACAGAATATTATTCCGGAGAAAATACTGTTAGTAATTTATCAGGTTATAATAAATTATCCTTTTTTGTTGTTGCAGGTGGTGGAGGAGCAGGAGGATCTACTAGTAGTGCCTCAGGTTCATCGGGAGGGGGGGGAAATATGTATAGATTTAATACCATATATGGAAAACCAGTAAGTTCATTTACATATAGAATTGGATCTGGAGGTACTGGTGGAACTAACGGTGGCAAAGGTGGAAATGGTGGTAACTCAACATTAAGTGTAACATTTACAGATTCAACTATATTTAATGTTACTGTTTATGGTGGAAATGGTGGTGATGGTAATGGTGGAAGTGGTGGAACTAATTCAGGTATTAGTACTACTACCATTGGAAATATGAATGTTGAAAGTGAAACGAATTATTTAGGATCTACTGGTGGGAATGGAAGAGGATCTGGTGGAAGTTATCAAGCAAGTCAACCATACCATGTAATGAGTGGATTTTTTGTAAATAGTATAACCCTCAATAATATGCCTGTGATTACTAATATTGTTTCAAATAATCCTAATATATCTTATTCTACTGCAATTGGTTGTGGTGGTTACGGTATTAGAAAATTGGCCAATTTAGATGGTATAAATGGTGGTGATGGATATATTCGTTGTTATTTTGCTTAATAGGTTCATTACAAAAAAAGAAAACAACAGGTCAACAAATCACTGTTAAAAAAGGGAAATGGTAGTTCATGAAAATAATTACTTGATAAATAACTTAAATAACTTAATATAATATTTTTATACATATGAAAGTATATGATAGTAAACGTGGTAGATTAGGAAATGCTGTTTTTAGATATTTTGCAAGTACATTATTTAGAATATTATATAATGCTGATAGGACATATAATGAATATGAATGTAATAAAATAATTTCAGATGATGAATTTATTAAATGGTCAAATTATATATTAAATACAAATATTATTCCAGATATTGATTTAAATTCAAATTATATGTTTGATGGATATTATCAACACGATAATATTTATATTAAATATAAAAAAGAAATTATTAATTGGATTATAACTCATCCTGATGAATTATTATGGACAGATGGTAATAATAATTATAATAATGATTATCATTATAAATCAACATCATATAAAAATATTGATTTATTAATAAATCCATATTCAGAAAAAATATATCAAATTGTTATTCACTTAAGATTAGAAGATTTTATAAATAATTCAAGTGTAATTCATCCAGAATCAATTAAAAATATATTAGATAAGATAAATGAAAAAAATATTTGTATTGTAGTAAATAAACCAACATTAGAAATTGAAATTAAATATATTAATTATTTTAAAAAATATTATAATGTAACTTTAGAATCAAATTCTATTATAGAAGATTATCATATAATGAAAAATTGTAAAATTTTAGTATGTTCTTGTTCAACAATAAATTGGATAGCAGCATTTTTATCAAAAACTGTTGAAAAAGTATATTTTCCAAATTATAAAAATAATGATAGAATTCATGAAACATTTAAAAAACCAAATGAAAATACAATTTTATATGAATTTAAAAAGTGTTCAAAAAATGAATTGGAAGATTTTTTGAAAATATAACAAGAAAAGTAAAGAAAATATACAAATAATTATTTATACACCCTTGAACATCTTAAATGGAACGCCTTCAGGCGTTCCACTAGATGTCTCAAGGGCAACGTTACCGATAAATCAATTGAAAAGCACGGTCATCAAAGATGACCGTTCCAATTCAAATGTTCATCGGTGTAAAAAGGTTTATAAATAATTGGCGTTTGAAATGTTAAAAGGTGTAAAACAATCGTCGAATCGTCTCTAATAATCGAAAAAATGGTGTATTATTTGTATCATGTAAAATATTGTTCGCAGTTTCTTCTATTACATCATGTAAATGTATATTATTTGATTCAATATATATACAATATATAATAAATATAATAACTGCAATGCTGATTTCATTGAACCACCGTACTTTTTCTTTACGAAGTAAAAAAAGTGGAATTATTTTGAATAAAATAATAACTAAAATATATTTGAATAATACTGGAATTGTCGCATCATGAAATAGTAAATATACAAATAATATAATGTTCTCAAATAATGCAATAAGTAAGGCAAATCTTGGATTGAAATATGTTTTGACAAATGTTGATTTTATGCATAAAATAAACAAAATAAACCATGCAAAAATCCAATACGAAAACAAATAATCCACACTAATATATTTTATCATTTACTTGTCACTATATAATAATACATACCCTAAAAATATTCCAAAGAAATTTTTGGAAAATAAATCAAGAATATTATAAGCAATATTTTTGTATTTGTATTTCAATATGGAAGAAAATCCATATAATGACCAAATTGTAATAAAATAATAAAATGTAATTCTTCCAATACTCGTATATTTCGCATATGTTTCGTATATTAAATAAAAAAACATACAAAATGGTATGAATCCCAATATTGCACTAGTCAATGGTCTTAATTTCCCTATTTCTGCTAAATAACCAAAAAATAACATTATTGCGTTTAATGCAAAAATTGGAAGCAAAATATAAATATTTGATTTTGCCGTTGAATAAAATGTATGTGTATTATTCTTATGATGTATACTATATAAATACATGCAATATGTAAATAACATTGAAGGTGTTGTAATGACCCAATCAAAATATCTATATTTAGTAATATTTTTAATATTTGAAAAATTGAAAACTAACCAAAGATAAAAAATACTCTCTATAAATTGAACAAAAAATTCTATCCACAATAAATGTTTGATAAAAGACAATGATGGACTAAATTCCATTGAAAGAACATAAATATCAAATATTTGTGTAACTACTTGAATGAATAAAGAAATTACGCTAGTATCATATATTATACTCATTATAATATATGAAAATATATTTTATCGTTTTTTTCGTTTTTTTTGTAATCACAACATGTAATCACAACATGTAATCACAACATGTAATCACAACATGTAATCACAACATGTAATCACAACATGTAATCACAACATGTAATCACAACATGTAA